TTTAAGGAAGTCGGCAAAGACCTGTTTGGCGGTCGTAGTGCCTTCAACTAGCCCGGTAATGCCATTGGCAAGAGAGTTGCCAACCGCATCGCCGATGCTTTGAGAAACACGAATGGCAAGCGCTTCAAAATTATTCAGCTCCGCCTGTGCGCGAGTGATGAAATCTTGGATCTCTCTTCCTCGCTCGCTTTCTATCGCTTTGCCAATCGCCCCAGTGCCGGGCTTTCCATCTGCTGGCGCTGTACCAGCAGCCTCCTCAAGCGCTTTCTTTCTATCTTTAATGCCTTGAATTTCCGTATCAATTTGCGCCCTAAGTGCTTCAGTCGTCGCCTCAACCGCTTTTCTCTTTTCTAGCTCGTTGATGATCGTATCAAGTTGTGCAATTGCAAGCTCTTTTGCCTTCTCGATTTCAACGACACGTTGCGCAACTGCTTCGGTTAGCCCTTGAGAAATTAGCTCGCTGTAACGAGTCCTTTCTTTATCTGCGTCAAGGATAGACTGATTAATTGCGTTAATCGGGGCCTCAACACCCTTAATCAGCGTATCAATCGAATTTCTAAAATTCTTAATACCCTGCTGCGACAATAAATCCTGCGCTTCAAGCGCTGCATTGACAACAGCGGCAATTGCCTGCTTTTGCTGCGAAACAACTGCGTCAATGCCCTGCGTAGGAACTCCGCCGCCGCCAACCTGGCCAACGCCGCGAAGAGCCGGCGGAGTGGCGATTTCTTTGACTTGCTTACGCTGCTCTCCAACAAGCCGATACAAATCAAACGCAGCCTGGCGAGCCTCAATTGGCAGATTGGCATTCTTGGTTGCCAACCTAAGCTCGTTTTGCATCATCTTCAATTGAAGATCAGCAATTTGTTTTTCAATTGCAAACCTGCGATTGTCAAACTCCTCGTTTCTACGACGAACCTGTTCGTTGATGTCGGCAACACGACGAGCCGTTTCGACATTCAGTCGAGATACCTCCTTCTCGATACTTGCCTTGAACTCAGCAGCCTGATAGTCAAACTTGAGCGCATCAAGAGCTGCATCTCTTTTGATTTTCGCCGCCTCTTCCTCTGCGGAAAGCTGATCCTCGGTGAATTGAGCAACGATTTCAGCCGCTCTTCTTGCGGCTTCTTCGACTTCAGGGCGCTGTCCCTGTCCCGCACCAGCAATGATCTCTCGGTTGATGAGCTGGAGCTGTCTGAGCCTGTTCTGACCTTGTTGGTCAAGCAGTTGATTCTCCTGCTCAAGAACAGAGAACCTGCGACTAGCTACTTCATTTTCAACTCTTTCGCGAATCTGCCCAATGCTTTCCTCGTATGAGCGAACGAGATCTGCGCGTTGCTTATCAAGATCCTGCTGCTCACGCGCCACAGAGCGAACTTGGTCAACTAAGGATTTACCAAGATCAATTACTTCGAGTCGCTTTTGCAAGCGATTGATCTCGGATTCAATCTCCTGCTTAGGATCAAGCTTGATCTTCCCTTGAATCTCAATTGCCTGCCATTTATCAACAATATCTTGAAGCGCGCCGCGTTCCTGCAGCATTCCTATCTCTGCGTCAGTAGGAGCATTTGGAGCGAAGAAGCCACGTTGAATACCTTGCTGCTGAAGTCGCTGCCTAACCTCTTGGTTAAATTGCCCGGTTTGCTCTTGGCTGAGATTCGCACGAAGCAGGCGAACCCTGCCAGCGGCAGCCGCTTGACCAAAGATATTTGCAAAAAATCCGGTAACAGAGGCAAGCGGGCCGGCGGCAACGGCCTGCATTTGTTGGCCAAGCTCAGCAAATGCTCGATTAAGCCTGTCGCTCTCGCTGCCAAGCGTCTTGAGGTTGCTTACGCCATCAACACCAAGCCTTCTAATTGCTTCTTCTTGTATTAAAGCGGAGGCCGTAGCGGTATCACCATAGTCAATTGTTTTTCTGATAGTATCTTCAAGCGCCTTACTTGAGAAGAAAGATTTTTCTGCAAGTTGGTCAAAGTTTTCTATGGGCTTTTCAAGTGCAGCACCAAGCTCTTTTGCGCTCTGAACTGCGGTGTCAAACGCTGTCCCAAGAGCAGTGCCAACCAGCGAGAGACCGAACCCCAGGCCGCCACCAGCAAAGCCACCCAAGGCGCCACCAGCGCCACCGCCAACGGCTGCGCCAAGCCCTTGTCCGAAGAGCAGGGGGAAGGCGCCACCGATCAAGCCCTCAGAAGCGGCTCGACGAATTGACTCCTGACGAGCCCTGCCCGTAGCGACGCGACGCTGACGACTAGCACGAAGTGACTCTGGATCAAGAACCCCTTGAGAAACTCTTTCCTGAGGCGTCATTGCAGCAATCGGGCGCTGACGAAGCTCTCGATTTCTTTCGCGGATAATTTGGACTGAACGCTGAAGCTCTTCGTTCTCTTGCTGCTGAACAGCGAGGGAACGTCCTTTGTCGTTGACGGTTCGCCTTTCAAGCTGTCCAATCGTTGCAGCAAATCCCTGCTGCTTGGACATCCTCTCAAGTAGATCTTGCTGAAGCTGATTGATTCTTGCTGTTGTATTAAGCAGCTCCCTGTAGGCTGATTGAGCGGTTTCGGTTCTTCCGCCCGGAAACAGCTCTCCACGCGCCGGAACCTGCGAGAGCGAATAAGAAGATCCAGTTAAAAACGCAGATCGCTCCCTTGCAATCTCGGCGCTTTGCCGTCCTTGCGTAGCAATTCTTCCGCGCTCAATCGTTTGACGAATAAATCGCTGCGTCGAAGACTCACCCTTCGCCCTTAGCTCGTTCGCCTGCTTGAGATACTCAGCGATTGTTTTGGCTTCGGTAGCAGCTTGACCCAAGCCCTCAGCAAACAACAGGGATGTATCTGCTGCCTCTTGAGTCCTTTGCGCCATCGCTCCCGTCGCTGTCGCAAGAAACTCTGGGCTGAGAAGCTCTCTCGCTCCACCACCAATGAATGCGCCACCGCGACCACGGCGCATTGGGCCAGCGAATGCCGTTTGACCAGCGGCAGGGAGCGCCGGAAGTGTTTCAATTTTCTTGCCTACGGCATCAAGCCCAGAACGTGATGCGTCTAGCACCATGTTCATCTCAGAAGCCTTGTTAATTACCGATTCAAAAAGATTTGTCTGTCTATCAAGCGTCAGCTTTATATTTTCTCCAAATTTCGTTTCACCAAATTTTTTACCAGCGAGAAACACCGCATCAGCTGCGGTTTTCATTGCTGGAGCAAAGGCGAGAGCAGCAACAGAGGCAAGACCGAGCGAGCCAGGGACATTACCCAGCGCCGAAAGCATGTCGTTAATGATTCCAGGGATGCCGCCAAGTGCGTTATTAATTGCCCCTCCGATTGCACCTGCCGCCTCAATTGCTGGACCCTGAATTGGGCCAAGGTTTACATTTCCGAGTGCTTCTTGGGTTGCTGCGTAAGCACCACCTAGGCCAAGAGCGCCAAGGCCAACGCCCCCCCTGATTGCAGCGTTTCTGGCTCCACGCGCAATTTTTGCGCCCTGCCCAAATGTCAAAGCATCAAAAGTAGCTCCGCCAGCCTTCTTTGCGATAGCCGCCACCGCTTGTGCAGTGCTAAGAGCTTGACGTCTGGCCTCTTTTTGCTGTTTTTCGTATTGGGAAGAAAAGCGCTGGCGCTCTTTTGCCAACTGTTCCTCAGCGGAAATCTGGGCCTTAATATTGGAAAGCAGTTCTCTTCCAAGTCTGGGATCTGCAAATTTATTAAAAGCACCAGTAGTTTTATCTCTTTGCTTTACGAGATTGAATTCAGCAGCGGCAAGGCGACGAATAATCTCTTCATTCTCAGAAAGAGCGGCAGCCCTTTTACGAAGCTGTTCAATTTGCTGGGCATACCCCCTCGCCTGCTCCCTCAGAAAGTCGGCATTTATTCCAGTGTTTTTTGTACCAGCAAGAGTTCGATTCCATTCTCTTTGATCCTCAACAAGGGCGCTCAGCTCGTTTCTTAGCTGGGAAATAATTTTTACGTCGGCCAATCTAAAGGCACTCTTTAACGCTGTAGAAACTTCGTCAAATTGCTCTTTTATCTCCCTGAGCTTTCCTCTTGTCTGATCAAGTCCTTTCGTTTCAATCTCGAATGCGCGAGATAGCCTTGCGGTTCTTGATCGCTCTCTTCGCAACTGCGACTCAGTAATTAAAGCGCGTTTTGTCTCGGCGTTTACATCCGCAATGGCGGCAGCCTGAAGCCGCGTGGCGGCGGCAGTTTTTTCGATTTGCCCAAGCGCATTAATGTATGTTTTAATGTCGCTAACACGGCCAAAGACACCGCGCTCGAAAAGATCTTGTATAGAACCCGCGGTATCTTCTATTGCCTCAAGTGTTGAGCTTAATTTCTTTAGCTCTGAGGAGCCTTTTAAGATTAAATTAATCTGAGCGTCGTAACTAGCCACTTCAATCGACCTAGAGTTCCAGTCAGTCTAGCCAGACACGAAAAAGCCGCCCCGGAGAGCGGCTAGCTAGGATTTGGGCGCCTTGGCGGTGTGACGACCCCAAGGCATGACCAACTCAATTGCGCTGAGCTGATGCAAGAAACGCTACTACAGGCTGGACAGCTTTTTGGTGACTTAACCGCAATTCGCCAAGGAACAAACGAGCAGATCTGGATCTGCAAGTGCATCTGCGGAAAAGAGCTTGAAGTTACTAGGCGCAGACTGCTGCTCGGACGCGCAAAAAGCTGCGGATGCAAGCGAATAAAATCAAGTGAACCACCAGTTGGGCAAAAATTTGGGCGCTTGACTGTTCTTGGCCTAGCAAAAAAGAAATACTACTGGCTTTGCAAATGCGAATGCGGCAACAAAACAGAAACAGCCACTTTTAGGGTTCTTGCCGGTAGTGCTAAAAGCTGTGGCTGTATAAGACGGGAAGCAAAACAAAACTTAACTGGCAAGCGTTTTGGAAGACTTGTCGTTATCAAGCACTTGCCGCAAAAACAAATTATGTGCTTGTGCAAATGTGACTGTGGCTCACCAGAAAAAATAATTCACAACAAGCTACTCTTGGCTGGGCAATCCACGAGCTGCGGATGCTACAGGTTAGAGCAGGCCAAAAAAGCAAATACAAAACACGGGAAGAATAAATCAAAAGTTCATCGCATATGGCGAGCCATGAAAGGACGGTGCGAAAATCAAAACAACGATAACTACAAAAATTACGGTGGCAGGGGTATATTCTTTTGCGAGGAATGGAGAGTCTTTCAAAATTTTTACAACGACATGGGAGATCCGCCAGTAAATGGGACGCTTGAAAGAATCGACAACAACGGCCCATACGCTCCCTGGAATTGTCGCTGGGCGACAAGAGCGGAGCAAGTAAGGAATAGAAGGAACAGTATATGGATTACGTTTAATGAGAAAACTCAAATACTTGCAGACTGGGCGGTTGAAACTGGAATACCTGTAGCAACATTGCGCTACAGGTACAAGACTGGATGGCCACTTGAGAAAATGTTTGCAAGCAATAAAAAGGAGGCTTAGCGCCTCCTCTTAATCTTCTCCATTTCTTGCTGCTGTTTTTTGTTCTTAAGAGAATAAAAACAGCTCCAGAGAATTAACTCTTCGTCGGTGACCTTTTCCTTTAATTCGGAAAGGGTCATTTTTAATTCACTTGCGAGAGAGAGCTGGAAATAAAGCCTGCTATCGCACTCAAGCTGCTGCTCAATCGCTTTTCATGTCAACTTCCTCGCTCTCTTCCTTATTGGGTTTGAGTACGGCCAAGATCATCTTCTGAAGCACATCATCAGGCACTTCATGCTTTAGCGCAGCAATGTCACCAGGCTTAAAAAGAGGCTGACCATCAAGGTCTTCAGCTTTGATAATCAAGAGCTGCATCGCAAAAGCATTTGCATCGCTTGATTTTGCATTTTTTTGCGCACGTTCGCGTTCGGCGGCGGTCAGCGGCTTGGATTGAAAGCAGAACTCACTATCGTCATCAAGAATGATCGTGTGAACAACAGGCTCAAAATTAGCTGCTTTGCGCAGGCGGTCAATTGCCCTCATGGGAGAAGACGGGGTGGGGGTGGCGGCCATAGAAAAAACCGTGGTCAGCTTAGACTGTAGATCAAAAGTGTCTTTATTGCAATCAGCGAGAGATCTCCTCAAAATCCATTGAGGCAACAACCTGATCATCTGCCCCATCGGAGGCGACGACAAGAGTTAGCTCATATGGCGTTGAAGTAAAGGAGTCACGCTCTAGCTGAAACTTAAACAGGGCCTCTTTAAGAATATCAACACTAGCTACACTTTGATTTGTTGAGCTAGAAAAACCACTAGCGACAATGCGACCATCGGCGTAAGAAGCCCCTGTAATGTTATACTCAACAGAACTGCTAGCGCCAGCACTCACCCAAGTGCCGCCAGTTGTTACACCATTCGCGCGGACTTGCCAGTTAAAATTACCCGTTGAGGCCGCAAGTAGTGAAAGGGCGGTAAGAATAACGATTCCATCGAGACGCGCAGACTTAAGGCGAAGTGAGATAACAGGATAAAAGACACCGGCAGTGCCAAGTGTACGAGGAGAAGTCAACGGAATTGAGACGGCCTGCTGCAATCCACGAAGCTCATAACCACCTTCAGAAATTACAGTCGAGCAAATTTGCTTCAATGTACTTGAGCTTGCTGCTTCTGCCGTGTTCTCGATTTCATAGCGCAACGGCAATGATGCGGTTGTAATATAAGTTGAAGTAATAAAATTAGCGTGATGAAAAGAATGACAAAGGATAAAAATTCCATTAATAACAAAGCCAAGCCGAACCGTGCCAAGCCCAAGCCACTCAATATCAGCCCACATAATCTGAGCTTTTGCAATGTCAAGCGTGAAACCATGCTCACCTGTCCCATCAAGCTTGTCGCCATTCCAATTGGCTTGGGAAATCTTCGTTTCAACGACAGATCCGCTGACTGAGCTGCGCTCAACAAAAGAGAGCGTCGAGCCATCAAGCTCTAGATAGATCCCATTTGCGGCACCGTAATAACCAGCCCGCTGCCTAAGTCCCGTTTTGGCGGGATTCATCACAAATGTATTTAGCACAAGTAATGACTTTCCTGGCTGATAGCTAAAACATTTTGTGGTCTCTCTGTAAACTTTTGAGCCAGAAGCAGTTGTCACAGCAAGATTGACGAGACCCTCATTTGCGGAAAAAGTTGCTGCGCCACCGTTTGCAGTGCTTGTAGACCAAAGTCCGTTATCCGCATACCGATGGCTTGAGTCAAAAAGAGTCAGTGGAGATGAAATCCTCAGACGACCGAACGCATCAACAACAGAGCCGGAAAAACTAGCGTCAACTTCAAGCTTTCCGTCATTGGTTGCGTCAATTTCTTTTGCTGCACCAGTTGGCAGCGTTCCATGAACAACAGCGTCAGGCATGATCGTAGATAGATAAAAGAAAAGCCCCGCCGAAGCGGGGCAGTGAATCAAACAATGAATCAGGTGGTGGCGAAGTCGAAGCTCACAGCTTCCGAAGGACGGAAGTTGATAGCAACAGACTGAGCGTCGTCGGGGTTCACGTTCAGAGAAGCCGAGGTCAAGGTGACAGGCATCTCGATCGAGCGAGATTTAGTGTCATCCACAGAACCACCAGACTCGATGCGCTCCAGGTAGAGCTTCATGGCAGCGCCAACCTGCTTGCGCAGCAGCACATCTTGCACAAGACGGTTGGCAAGAGCGTTGTCCTCATCGGTCATGTAGACGTTTGCGGTGCCATTGGCATCGCCGAAGCCAGAGATGTACTTACGGAACGGCACATACTGACCGAGGGTTTGACCAATGGTGGTCACGTCAATCTCAGCGCGGGAGACCTCAAGGCTCCAATCACGCACTTCTGCCACAACTGCGTAGCTGGCGTAGAAAACTTCAAACTTGTTGGGCGCAGCAACGGTGCCATCATCGGCAATGTCAACAGTTGCACCACCAGCAGTCGTGGAAACTTGCAGCAGTCCAGTAGAGGCGCTGTAAGCAATCACGTAGTAAGTGGTGGAAGTGCTGAGAGGCGAAGGCAGAGTGCCGGTGCCAACAGCGCCGGACTGAGTGTTGCGGAAGTTGAACTTAACAGGATCGCCAACTTTGAAGTTAAAGTTGGGACCAACGTTGATCGTGTCGCTTCCGATAACAATGTCGGACTCACCAAAAGTTGCTGTAGTGCCCGCAGGCTTGTAGTAGAAGGCGCCAGAAACGCCGGACAGAACGGTTGCCATGACAAGAAGGGGGTAGTGGCTTGTGTGGGCACTGCCCAGCTAGATACAGGTTAGCGATTACTTGACGCTCGCCTGCCAGCCGGTATCAATGCGCCCAATGAAGTGAGGGGAGTCATTCGGCGACTGAAAAGATGGCCCAGTAATTGCGCCAGTTCTCACATAAGTTGTTGTCGAAGTTTTGTTTGCAGCATTCAACGCATCAAGTGTCTGCTTTGCCAGCTGAATCAATTGCTGACAACGTGCAGGGCCTGCGCTTCTGGGCGCAAAGCAGCGAATAATTAAAGCGCCTCTTGCATAATCAAGTGACCCATCAAGTGTCGATTCAGTTGTCAGTCCGAATGTTACATTGATGCGAACGTATTCATTCGGCGGATCAGGTGGGACTGCGGTAATGTTATCGAAATAAACAGGAACTGGAGGGCTTTGCGTGTTGTAAGCGGTAAGCAGCGGGCCTTCAATTTTGGCGCGGATGGATTGATAGTTCATCAGAATGACTCCTTAAAACCAAGACTTACACCGCGACCCAGATCCCTCTTTAGCCCGCCACCCTGCGTGTAAGTGTAATACCAGTCAGGTTCTGCCGTGATCATTGCATTTGGCTTCTCACTGTTATCGTATCCCATTGATACGTCATAACGCAGTGATGGCTTTTGTTTTTTATTTGTATTCATTGGACGAAAACCAAACTCAACTGGATCCTTAAGTGGGTCACTGTCATTCGGATGAGTATAAACAGCAAGATCCTGGTCAATTGCAATTCCTGCATGAGGAGCGCTATTGACTACCTGAAAGCTGAATTCACCACTATTAAGCGCTTTTTCGTACCTAGAGAGCGGAAAATTTCTTTTGGTATAATTGTAAATTCGCTCTTTTCCTCTTGGCGATGCACCGGGCTGACCCTCAACTACTACATCCCAAGATGCAGAAAATTCACCACTCCAAGCGGGGCCAACCTCGACTAAACCGTTTGTTATTTCAACTGCGGCATTTTGAATTCCTTTGGCAAGAGCCTTATTGATGCCTTGCATCAAATCTTTTGCTATTCCTTTTTCAAGTCCACCGCCTCTGAACTTTGCCATATCAACTCAGCCTCCCAACAACTGAGTGCATAATAGCGCTATCGCCTCGATACGAAAACATCCCAATAATTTTCGCAGTTCTTGTTGCACCATTCTGTAAATATCGAATCGAGTCAGTCGTTTGCGGAAAATACCCAGATAGCGAACTAGCTGCAATCAAAATCTTCACGTCAGTCTGCTGATAAAGCCCCTGCATCTCTTCGGGCTTTAATTCGGAAATGACAATCTTGATTGGGATTTCAACGACTGTATTTGAAACCGCCCCAGTTTCAGGTGTGTAAACAGCTTGCCCAGAACTCTTTAGATACGTTGCATTGACCCCAAACTGATCAATCAGCGGGGCGGGAATTGAAGAAAAAATGTCATCAACAAGTGACATGACTCATCACAGCGGATTGCTGTACCAACCACCAGTGGCAGGAAAAACCTGCCCACCGGCGAAACGAATACGATTTGGACGGAATGCGCCAGCGCCGTAATAAGGATCAATGCGAGCAGTGCTTGTACGACTCACGTATGGCTGATGAAAGCTTGGGTCAATCATGTAGCGATACAAAATATCCATTGCAAACGGCGGAATGTAATCAACGCCCGTTTGCGGGGTATCGCCCTGCTTGAACTTAACGCGCAGCGCCCCATCACCAAGCTCAACTTCTTCGTATTGATTTGTGCTACGAAGGGTTGCACCACCATCATTCACTGCAACCGCCGTATATCCACCTCCACTTCCAAGAAACGCCGCCATATAAGCAACGGCAATTTCAAAGTCAATCGGCAGCTCATCAGTTGCAAGCTGACGCCCATCAACTTTGATCAAACGCGGCCAGCTCAAAGATTGCGAAGCATCAGCGACGTATCCCTTCCACTTCAAGGGGTTGATCGTCATCGTTGCAGCAACAAGCGTCTGCTCTTTTTGCGTGTCACCCAACGACAGCCAAGCTGTAATGCCAGCGCTCACGGGAAGCTCACCGAGAAGCGTGGTGGCCCTCGCAACGCTGATGAAGGAGTTGGCGTTAGCAGCTCCCAGGGTCGATACGAAGGCCATCGTGACGCCTCTCTAGGGCTCAGCCCTTGACAGTAGTGGTCTTGGTCTTGGCGCTGGCCACAGGGGCCTTGGGCGCGGGTGCAGGGCAAGCGACAGGGGCTTCTTCAGCAGGGGCCTCGGCGGGTGCCTCAACCTCAGCCTTCAACTTCGCCTCTTCTTGCTCGCGTGCAAGACGAAAAGTAGTAATCGACATGACAGTTACTTGATAGCGAAAAGCCCCTCCGAAGAGGGGCTGTGACTACAGCGATCAGATGTAGCAGCGAAGCTGCGTGATCCGAATGTTGCGATTGTCGGTGAACACCTTGCTCCAGTTGGCACCAGTAGCAAGCTCGTTGTTGGTAGGCGAATTACCAGCAGCGTTACCAACCCAACTGATACCGTTCGGATGCACCAGATAGTGAGTCCGGTTGATCAGATAGTCGATGCCCTTCAGGGAATCGCGGTCGGTCTCGAGAGGAGTCTTGGCAGGAGCAGTTGCAAAAGCAAATGCACCAGGGCCGAAGAAGTAGGTGTGTAGCACGTCAGCACCACCGGTGCCAGCGCCAGCATCAACAGGCAGGGTGTCGTCAACGAACACCGGGCGACCCAGATAGGTGCCCAGCTCAAGGCGTTGAGCAGACAGGCGAGTGTCGAGCTGAGAGGTGCTGGAAGCAGGAACAATCAGATCCAGCTTCATCAGTGCGTAGTAGATGCGGGAGTGCATCAGAACGCCAGTCAGCTCTTGACCTGCATCACCCAGCTTGGCGATGGCGTCAACCATCACGCTCTGAGAGAGCTGAGTGCTGGTACCGCCAGCAGCGTGAGAAGAGGTCAGAGGGCCACCGGTGGCAAACAGACCCTTGATCACGTTGATCAGTGAGGTCTGCATGTCGCGCACCCAGTACTGACCGGTGCGACGAGCAATGGCCTGCATGGGGTCAGAACCAGCCAGTTCACCGGCCAGGTCAGAAGCCTTCCAAGCCTTACCACGCATGTTGCGCACGCCGGTCTGCACGTCACCAGCCAGAGTGGCGGCGGTCAAACCAGTGGTGTCATCGAGGATCTCGGAGTCACCCGACAGATCACCGAAGAAAGGAAGGTCGATGGTCTTACCACCTTTGGCGAACTCAGCCTGGATGGCAGAGTTCGTGACCATCAGGCCGGAAGTGACCAGAGCATTGCGGTTTTGCAGCTCTTCCTGCTGGTATTCCAGGAAAAGCTGAGGAATAAAAGGAATGCCAGCGAGAAGCATTGTCTTTGCCTCAAAGAAGAGAAGAAAACAAACGAGCTGCCTACAGCACTGCTGTCAGGCGGATTGAAAAAGCTTGTGTCGGTACAACCGCACTGCGCGAGCGCTTGGCTCGACTTCACGAGGCACGGCCTCTAACACTGAAATACTAGCGCTTCTTCTTAGCGGCAGGCTTGCGCTTCTTCTTGGGAGGCATACCGCTTTCACTTGCGGCAATCGCCATCGCCTGAGCGCGACTTGTTACTTTCGCCCCAGACGACGACTTGAGCTTGCCACTGTAAAATTCACGCATCACTTTGCCAAACTTTGCTTGCTGCTTGCTTGGTTTTTTCATGATCAGAATGCGAGATAATAAAAAAGCCCCACCGAAGTGAGGCGTCGAAAAACAAAAACGAACTCAGGGAGTTTCATCCAGAGTCCAACCCTTGCCAGTGGCAACTGCTTTCTGACCAGAGGTCAGAGCACCAGTGCCAGTGCAACCGCTGATGTCCAGGGTCTGAGTACCGGTCACGGTGGGCAGACCGGCAAACAAAGCAACAAGCTGGGCGGTGGTGTAGGTGGTCGGCAGCACCAGGATGGAACCAGTACGAAGACCGGTGCCAGCGGCATAGCAAATGCGAATGCCGGAGATCATTTCTTCGATCTCAGTGGTGATCTGGCGACCAATGATGTTTTGATCAGTCTTGAAGGGCATGGCGAGTGAGATGAGCGCTCTGACACATGCTAAGAACCCCTGCCCCGTCTAGCCTTTTCTTGCATAGCAGGCGAACTGTGTCAGAAAGACGCACATGGAACTCGCCCGTGCGCGAGTCCTGGAATCCCATCATTCATCATCTACTAAAAGCCGTAGACACGCACAATCGACTTTATTTTGAAACCTGCGACGAATGGCATCTTCAAAAAGCTAGAGAGATGCGTGCTTATGTTGTTGAACTTAAGGATTGGATTAAAAATCAGGAGTGAATTGCTTATTTACCATTTTTCGCGGTGACTCCAATAGCGCGGCGAGAATTTGTCGGGGCTTGGATCCTGCGCATTGTGACGTGCATAATATGCACGACGACGAGCTTTTTCCGCTTCTGTTTTCGGCGCAGATCCAGCCCCCTTCACTCCTTGCTGCCCAAAACGCACAAGTTTAATCCTGTCACCCTTTTTCACTAAAACAGCATGTGACTTAGTGGGATGGTTAGGTGTTCTTTTCGGCTTATTGTAATCTTCAAAAGTTTCTCCGCGATACGTGATTGACATTTTACAAAAGCAGCTATTCGTACTGTAGCAATAAAAAAGACCCCCGAAGGGGTCTCACCCGTCAACCATCTGCAGGTTACATGCTCTGAAGAGCGCGTCCCAGCACGGGGTCGAGCTTACCAGCGATGCGAGCCTCTGAGATCAAGCGCTTTGCCTTGTCGGGATCTTTTTGCAGAATCTCTGCAGCTTTAGTAGCATTCAAAGAATCCTTGCTGAAGGGATTGTTTGAATAAGAAGGCGTAGCAGAGCGATTTGTCGTCATGCCAGACCCAGTTGCGCCACTTCCTGCAAAGTAGACGGCGTACTCTTCGTCTTCACGAAGACGAGAAACGGCGTCACGAAGAGATACGGGATCGTCCTCCGATCCATACACAACAGTGCTTTCATCGTCAAGAAGACGGAATTTTTCCTTAAGCAACTTATAAAGATGCGATGGGCGACGACATTCAACTTTTGAAAGTTCGTCGGTCACAAAACGCTCAAGTTTGTTCTCACGGCGCTTTTCACGCTCCTGATTGCGCTCCTGCTCAAGCGACTCATTCACCTTGCGCAGATCGGCAAGCTCCTTGCGAAGCGACGTGAACTGAGCCTTTAGGGCCTCATTCATCGCATCGGAAGGCGTTTGCTCCGACCCCGCACCAGAGGACTGTTGCTGCGTCTCAGAAACGTTGCTATCGGGCTTTTTGCCAAGTGATGCGATGCGATCAGCAATAGCTTCCTCATCGAGATCATCAGTCAGCTCGATGCCAGCGACTTTCAAAAAGCTGTCAATCGTCTTCTTTTTCTTAAGATCCTTAAGCAGCCCTTCTTTCGTCGCCTTTAGCCTAGTGCTTTCGTTTTCCAGCTCGCCTGCCTTCTTTTGAAGGGCCTGGATCACTGCAAGAGCGTCTTCAAGAGTTTCTGGGGTGTGCTCAGTCACGCAAAATCGTCAGTTGACTCGTTAAATAGTAGCACTGTTCGCCTCGTTTACTTCAAGAGAGTACTCGGCGAGTTCAAGGTCACGCCCCTCGCTCAGCGAGGAAGTGTTATCCACGGGGATCTGCCCACGATTTACCATCTGGCGCCCACCAGCGCCAACACCAAGCTGTTGAGCGGTCTCGGTTCCGTCAAGATTCATGTCGCTTAGCAAATTCTTAACACTAAAATCTGGCAGCCCTTCAAACATTTCACCCGCTTCAAGCATACGCAGGAACATTTCAATCGTAATTGCGTTGCTGTCTTTGAACAAAGAGCTGAGCGCCATTACTTGTTGAGAGTGCAGCTTAACGGGGATGAAGTTTTTGCTAATCCTCACGCGCACTTCAGGGATAGAGCGATAGGCAGACGCATACAGCAGCGCACGATTCAGTGCATCTTCCAGCCCCTGCACGAGCACGGCGAGCTGAGAATCGCTCTGAGAGCGGTCCAGGAGCTTCGCAAAGCCTGACTCGGCCTGGGTTTTGCTGGTAGTCATGGCAACGGCGGCAAGGCGCTCCATGGCCGCTTCCACACGCCTCAGATTCTCGAGCGTGACCGATGCGCCCTCCATCGAAGCGCTCATCAAACTGAATTTCGCGTCAGGATTCTGCGAGAACAGAGCACGCCCAGCGCCCGCCTTGATCTCATCATCAGGACGCACACCAGTACCTGTAAGGATCGGCGAGGAAGTCAAGTGAATTGTCTCTGCAAGATCAGCAGACACACTCCAATGATGCAAGTTAAGACGTGCGATGTCAAAAAGAAGTGGGCGGGCGCGGAAAAATGCTTCTTTTTTACCCCCAAGCACAGGGACGAACGGGATGAACGGAATTGAAAGATATGTAGTTTCTTCAAGAATGTACTTATCTACATTGCTTGTGCTGTTGCGCTTTGTGTAAAGACGACAGCGTACTCGCTGTCCTTCAATTGCAGGTTCAACTTCGTCAGAAAGCTGAGAAACATCGTTATTTGCAAGATTCACGATGTCATATACACGCACTGCAGGGATAACTTCTTCAAAGAATTCGTTCTCTTCGCTTTGACGACGTACTTCTGTCTTGATGCGCAAGTAAGTGGGAAACGCTCCAAAAATATTCTGCGCCCCGATCTGTGCGTTGAACACGTCATAACGACACTCAAGCACCTGATCCATGCGCATAAGCACGAAATAGGGGCGTGGATTGATACGACGCTCCTCAGCAGCACTCAGACCTTCAGGGAGCTTGGGGTATTCGACCCAAATTGCAGAAACACCCCCATCAAGCGCTTCTGTAAATACTTCTTTTGTGAATGAAGCAAGCGAATGTCCTTCAAGATCAACATCTTCAAAGAAATTGCTCCACTCGGATGGTATAATTTCAGGAGCAGCAACTCCTTTGCGAAGCGCCGTCCCGCAAACTAAATCACGAAGATGACAGTAATAGTTTTGAAAACTGCTTTGTGCGCGTGTTTTGCGCACTTCATAGCTTTTTGGCTCTTCCAGATAGTCCTGGGGCAGATACTCGTCAGATGCTTCAGAGAGATAGAACTCAGGAAGCGTGCAAAAACGAATGGGGGCGAGGCGTGAAAACTGCTCCGCTTGCTCAATCGAATACGCATCTACGCCAGATACTTCTTCAAACGCCTCTTCGTATTCAGGAAAACGCCGCTCGAAGGGCTGCGCGATCAAATTATCGGCTGTTGGGACCAGCGAGTTGGGGATGATCGTCACTGCTCTTCAGAGTCTTTTCATGCAGTGTAGCTCTTACAAGCTCAACGCCAACGCGGGCGAGAGAAGTGAGCTGTTGCGCGTGGCATTGTTTGCCAGACTAGATAACGTAAAGCATCACCGGCGTGGGAAAGATCATGCTTACCCCCTTTTTGTGGGCGATAATTTTCATCGTAACCCCAATTCTCAAGACTCTGGAGCGTCTCCGGACATGTTGTTGGGTTGACGAGAACACTGTTTGAGTGAATATACATATTGGCGTGTGAAATAGTTTCAGCAACTGGGGGGTTGCGTCGTTCGGCAACAACTTTGATGCCAGCGCCACGAAGAATGTCGTGATCACTTTCTGTTGCACTGGTGCTTGCGTGACTGCCACTGGCGTCTGGGTAGCAAGTCACCATTCCATTTGCAAGCTGCCTAGGGAATTTGCGCTTAACGTGCTCAATCAGATCAAATGTCGTGCGACATGTGTGCTCATCAAAAATGTGAACTGCTTGTCCCGTGGGCGATGGGCGAACAACGGCGTAACAGGACTGACTCTTGCCCACGTTGAAGTCGGCGCCAAAAACAATAAGCTCGTTCGGCTCTGGATAGAACACGCTCGTGCAATGTTTTTGTCGATCAAATTCATGAAAGACAGTTGCCTGCGCAAGATTGACAAATTCACCGTTTAGATAAGCTTCAATCAAATTGGCGGGGTAAGTAGCTCTCAGGTTTTCAATGAAGCCCGGATCAAGATATGGGTTGTCTGCTGTTTTTGCTTTATACAGTGCTTTTTCGTCTGATGCTTCTCGCACAAACATGTTATAAAGAGCTTTGTGACCCTCGGGCGTAGATGCAAAGCCGAGCTGAGGGCATTTCCCTACACGAACGCGCCCCTGGAGTTTTACAATTGCCGCCTCTGCTGTGTGCGTTGAAACTGTATCAATTTCGTCAACAACCATACTTGCGGCATTAACCCCGATGATTCTGTTGTAATTTTCAAATGAGCGCAAAAGAATAGGGGTATCGCCCCTTGATAGTTTTAGCGTAAAGACGGGAAGTGGGCTCGTGCGAAACTCATACGGAATCCCGTATCTATCAAGTACACTTTGCCATGCAGGAATTGCGACGTCGCGTAAAAGTGGGATTGTGGGCTCGAGAAATAAGTGAGTAAAGCCCGGACTGCGAAAACATAAAAGTATTGATTTCGTGACTGCTGCAAAGCTTTTCCCGCTACCAAATCCCCCACATAACGCCACCATGCGATGATCAAAATCCGTGACAAAATCTTTTTGATGCGGAAGTAGATCAGCAATTATTTTGATCTCACAGGCGGAGTGATCGAATGTATTGTTTCCGCGTCGTGCTATTGCACGTAGCTTTGACGTATCTTCAAACAGCCCAAGCGATTGCAACGCGGCTCGATCTGCATAACGACTGCTGCGTGCTTTAGCTGGCATTACTTCTTATTGCTTTTTCTCTTTTTAGCAGTTTTTGCGGCTTTGCGGAAGTCTGATGCACTAGGCGCCCCCTTCTCGCCCGGCTTTCTCATGCGCTCATCACTGCCCTCTTTAATACGCTTGCGTTTGGCGTTGATGTTGGCGTAGAGCCCAGGGCGCTTTTTCACGGGGAGCAGGCGACTAAAAGGAGTCTATTCTGCGAAGAATAGTATGTCAGGGATTAAATCAGAGTTGCGTAGCTCAGAGAAGGAGCGAGTGGCAACATCATCAGGGATGAAATTGACAAACGATTGTTGATTTTCACAAACAATCACAACATATTCAAATTTATTCAATTTTTGAGTCATGCGAAACAAAAAACGTGATTTTTCATTCAATTTACTAGCTATTGCAAAGCGTTTGAAGTCTTGAGGGCGCAAATAAATACGTAATAATTCAATGAAAGCTTGTCGATCTAACGTATTTTTCATGTCATTTCACGTGTTGCACTGACAACATCATATTGCGACTTTCGTGATGCACTCGATAGCTCAACAAAGCGCTTAAATTGTTGTAAATCTTTAATATCAAGTAGCAGCATGTTGATCGCGTCTAGTTGTTCGTCTAATTTTTGCTGTAATTCTTGCACTTGTTGCTCTAATCGCTCGATGCGTTCCGTTTTTGACATGACGTGCGTGATAACAAAGCGAATCTACTGTGTCGTGCGCGATCTGTCAACTGTTAATACTTTGTAAATAGTGAGCTAGAATACGTTTTCAAAAAAATTTAGCAAGTGCTTTTTGTGAAAAGCTTAAGAAGGTGTTTTTTGTTTTGTAGTGTCTGCTGGAATAGGGAAAAAAAATTTGGGCTGGGGGGTAAAAGTAAGCCCCTCCTGGCGAGAGGCTACCCCCAGAGGGCCGGCGTCGTGGCCGACCCTACCGGCTGATCGGTTACTTTTCGGATCGGATCAGACCTTTGACCGCTGCGACCTGAGCGTTAGCCGGTGCGATCCAGTGTGCGAGAACTGGATCCAACTGGAGGCCTTTAACCTCCAGCTGCTCGCCGTCGATTTCAACGGGACGGCCTAAGCGTGCGAACAGGGTGCTTGCAACTTTAGCCGTGCTATTGAGGTCGTTGCCCGCTCCGGTGTCGTACTGCGCCAGCTCGAAGGCGCAATAAAGGCAGGCGATGTCAGCAAGGGCTATCCGGCCTTTGTTTCCACCAGCGAGGGCGATTGTCGAGAGGATAAAGAGATGGCGGCGGCGGTTACGGGCCGTTGCCCACGCGTCGTTACAGCGGCCGGTGGTGGGGTTCATGCGTGCGGGACGGTTTCGCATCGGGGTGTGATCGTTGCCTTCGCGTTCAATCAGCAGATTGTTTGCGTGGGTCATACCGGCGCGGGTGAGGGCAGCCTGCGTGAGGGGCTCCAGCGCTTCCCATACGGGGTTTGGCTTGGGGCCGTTGTTGGTGGATCGCTTGGCACTGGTTCCTGTTTGCTCCAGTTGGGCGCTGGTGGCGGCCATCAGGGCTTCCATCTGCTGGAGGAAGTCGGGCTCCTGAGCGGCGTTGGTGGCGGCGGGGGTCTTGGTGGCGCGGGTCATTGATCTGCGGTTGTGAGTGAACGGCGAGGCCTTCGGCGTCGCTTGCTTTTGATCTTAAGCGATAGGTTGCGACTTTGTAGGTTCTGACTGATAAGAGTATTTTATAGCTATACTTTTACATTTAACTAACTATAAAGTATAAAGTAACAATTCAACGCAAATACAAATACTTAGCAAATAGCAAATAATACTATTACTTTGCAAATACTTGTTAATTACAAACAAACAGCATTTGCTAATTAACTTTATAGTTTACAAATACCTGGAGAATACAAATAACTAGCATTTGCTATTTAACATTTAGCAATCGCTAACAAATAATAACATTTAACAAATAGCTGTAATTACAAATAACTAACATTTGCAAAATAATAATTACATTTAACAAATACTATCTATTACAAACAAACAGCATTTGCTAATTAACAAATAGCAATTGTTAATAAATAATTGCATTTAACAAATAACTGTAATTAACAAATACCTGGACATTACAAATAAATACTATTAACAAATAATTGCAAATAATAAATAATTGCAAATAATAAATCTTTTTCAGTTAATAAATAAATTGCAATAGTTAATAAATAAACATGCGAATAAATAAATGTAGCAAATAAATCTAATTGCACATAAATGCAACGCAACAAGCATTGCATTTATTTCTGCGATGAATAAATGTATGCGTGAATGAATAAATGAATGCGTTTAATCAAATGAATGCGTCTCAAAGTATTTATCAAAATACTCTTTATCTTGAATGTCTTTTTGTTCTTGCATGAATGAATCTGAATGCAATTTACTTAATGAATGTTGAATGATCTTTTCCTTGGTCCAAAGTATTTCACGTCTCTCATCAAATAAATAATTATCTACTTTCTTGAAATAAAAGTAAACTGGATACTCTCGCCCTTCTTCATCAAATTCACGGCGAAGAAAAATTCTATCACTGTCAAAACTTCTGTCGGCGGGAATGAATTTCCTGTACATTTTAACTAAAGGCGTCAGTGAATGTTTTTACAAGATGTCCCCATTTTTGCTTGCGCCCAACAGAAAATAAGTACGGATTGATTAAGTAATATTTGTCACCACTTGATTCGCAAACACTGGCGACAACAAAATTAGTTTTTAATCTTTTCAGGCTTGCAGAAAACGCAGTGGGATTAAAACCAATTTCCTCTGATAGCACTTTAGCTGTAAAACGAATCTTTCCTGTTTTTGCATCGCATAATGACATCAATGCAAATAAAACTGTAAAATCTCTAGGCTGCAATTTTCTTTCTTTTATGTATGAAAAATAATTCCTCGCCTCCAACATATGAAACATGGCGAACGAATGAAATCCCTCTGGGTCAGGGATCTGAGAACGGTTTTCATTTTCAGCTCTAGTCATACCAATGGATCTGGGCATCTCAAATATAACTGACTTTAAGAAACGGGTCAAGGAAACCAATCCCTGACAGGGCCAAAATCAGCTCCTTCTATTATCTATTAGGAAGAGGGCGACAAAGGGCAAGCCGCCCAGGAATTTTTCACAGCGGCGAATAAATAAATTTACTATTCATCAAAATCAGCCTCTTCTAATGCAACAAGTAACTGTTCAACACCTAATGCGCCGCTTTGTAAATTCTTGCCCACTTCAGCAATTTTTGCGGCGCTGTTAAGTATCGACGGGATGTCACGAATATCTATGCTGCGCTCATTTTCTAAATACTCGTCTAATGTTCTTTGAGATAAGGCGGCTAACTTAGCTGCGTTAGCAGATAAGTTCCGCCCCAAGAATTCTTGCTGTAATCTATAAGCTTCTAAACGTTTTTTATGTTCAATCGCTCGTGAATCTTGTTCTAATTTAAGTTTCTGCTGCAACATATCAATGTCATAGTCGCTAGCTCTTTGTATCCAATTATTCTTTTTGCTAATTGCTAGCACTTTGTTATCTTGTAAGTTAAATGTATTTGCAATGTATGTTATTGATCTTCCCGATCCACAATTCAAAAAAAACTTCAGCAATTCAAACTCTTTATCAGTTTCAGAAGTTGCCCCTCCTCCATTTTTCATATAACTTCTATTTGATAAAATGCGCGAATTCAGAATTGCGTCGGGGTCATTAAACGCGAACTGTTCACGTTCGTGTTGCGATTCTATAGAATTGTCGTTTTCATTGAAATTATCAGCGTCGAATAAATCAGACATGAACAACAAAAATACTCTGGCGACTGAAGAATAGCATTGAGAACAGCCTTAATCAAACACTCCCCATAAAAGGGTCGTGTTTGCACGCTCGCAGGCTCGCTCACACATAAATAAAAACAAGAAGAATAAAAGACAAAAAACAACAGGGCGCGGCTAATAAATCTTTGTATCGGCGCAACGATGAAAATCCCGCGCAGCGGAAATAAATAAACTGCGCATAACTACTAGCAGACAATAAAAAACCCCTGCCGAACTAACGGCAAGGGCGAGTCGTTGCAAATTACTTTATCTATAAATTAACGTTTGCAATCAAATAACTTTTCTCCTGCTGCAAAATTATCTAATTCAGCAACTCGCAAACATGCACGATACTCTAACTCTTTATTAAATTCAATAGTTGTAAAATCAACTGCTGATGCGAAAACTAAAGGGGTGCCAATAAAAATTGACGCGCAAGCACAAGCTTTTGCAAATGCACAAATGAAGCTATTCATGTCAGAAAACCTCCTTGACAAGATTCTTGAGTGCAGTGTTCAAATCTTTATCGTTCATGTATTTATACAGTACGTCGCAAATAAAATGAGGTTCGGGTAGAAAATGTTCTATCGCATAACCAAAGTCCCATCGAAAACGCTTTGCGTGATCTTTTTCAAGTTTGCTTTTAGCATAATTTTCTGGAGTGAAATCAGGATAGTTTTCTTTAACTTGCTTTGCAGCTTGCAAAAGAATCTCGTAATGATCTTTTTGAATTTTCATGATAAATCAAGCGATGTTTAATTTAGATGCACGCTGCGCTAATTTTAACGCAGCGATTGTAGTGCTCCAGATCTCTAAAAAACGATCATGTTGCGATGTAAAACAAAGCGTATAAGTTAAATCTTGCATCATTCGTTTTTGATTGCAACGTGCAATGTTAATCCAGTCTTGAGTGTTCATAACAAAAATGCGAGTGAGTGAAAAAATCAGTTGTTGATGTAAGTGTAAAATGTCTCAATCATTTTGTATTCTTCATCAGTTAAAAAACAAATACCGAGACGCTTGCACAAATAATCTGCGCAACTTGCAACGCTCTCGCCATCACAAATCATTGAAACGCAATCTTTGTTCAAGAAATAAAGAACGCGCATCTTGAGATCTTTTTGCGCAATTTCAAGTTTAGTCATGAATTTTTTGTTGAAATAAATAAACAGCAAAACAACAAAGCACTTCTCTCTTTGCTGTTACAGCCATTATAGCACGTATCACATTGCGTGTCAAGCATTTATCAATACGACTTTCAAAATAAATCATTGTACGCAACTAATTTATCATAGTAGAATCTATTGTTTGCATCTCTATAAAACAGTCTCGGCGCATGATGCAACGAACCCAGGCAAATAACTATTTTCATCATTATGTTCTTTTTTCTATCTAGCAAACAAAACGACGTAACGCAAAACAATCTTCTCAACGCATCTAAATACTCATTAACATACTCATGCAAATTATAAATCTTAAACTTGCTTTCATCAACAAACATCTCACGATTATCTTTCACGCATTGTCGAATCAACTCTTCAGATAAATCAACTGTATTCACAAAATTGTATTCATTCAAACAATCGTAGTTCTGCAAAGAAATGCACGGGAGCGATAAAGGATCTTCAGGGGCGAGAAATAAAAGTCTCTGTGTTTTGTATCTTTGCAAATAACGTTTTGCTTCGCTGAGTCTTCTTTTAACTTCAGCTGCAGTGAAATGATCTGTTGCAGAAACTTTGGGCATTGCATGAATCTAGTACGAGAATCAATTTTCTCTCGCTCGCCAAGAATCGCCCCGAGAAGCCCACTGAATCCCCTGCCCGCATGAATCCCCCCTGGGGCAAATAAAAAGCCCCTTCCAGACGATTCTGGAGGGGGCTCACGAATCTCTCCGAGGGAGAGATCTATCGACAGGCGACAGAAATCAAATCATTTCAAATACTGAGGGCATTGTTTGATAACTGCAAGAAATGAATCAAGAACATCTCTGTCATACATCTTTCCGTTGTACTTAACTTTTATAGAAGTTCCCGTAGAAATGTAAGCTTCATCAATCGCAGCTTTTCTAGAATCTTCATCAGAAATTCCTAGCCCTCTGTATTCGCAATACTTTTCTGCATACAAATTAGGGAGTACCTGCCCCGCATTAACAGCGCAGGGCGCAAGAATAAAAGCCAGCGTGAAAATGAGTTTTTTCATGATTGTTGTTTGTTGAGAATGAACCTAAACGATTTCGTTTACAGAAATAACCTCCTTCGTTGAAAAATGCTTTTTGAAACGATCAATCGCATCTTGTTTTGTTTTGCACTCAGAAATAACTGTCCACCCAATAAATCCCCGAGCTTTTGTATCTTCGAATAGAATACGAAACTTTCTGTATTTAATTGTTTCGTAGCTGTGCATTAATTTTTGCATGAGTGCGCAGAAATCATAACATGCTCAACATTCCCCTCAATAGAAAGCAATGCGTCATCAATAGATTTAATGACTGCACTATTTTCTTTGTAGACTTGAGGGAATTTAATTTGCATACGAATTAATTCTGCACGATAATCAACAAGCGCAGTGCGAATTGTTGTTGAAGAAAGAATTGTCATGATTAAATTAAGCGAATGAATTTTCTAGTGAGAATTGAACAAGTCGTGTGCGATCATCTTTGTACGCTCGCACTAAATCAAGTATGTCATCAACTTGATCCTCTTGCGTATTAAAATCCTTGCATACTAACTTTACAAGCGAAACAAAATGATCGTCTTTGTCAAATAAGATCTCTCTGTTTTCGTCAATTTGCACGAATAAATCAATTGCTTTTTGAGTAATCTGCATTTGCGGATTCTCAAAAAAGCCAAGCGTAGATAATCTTTCAAGTGCTCCAAAAACCCAAAGGACTTGACATGTTTTCTTGTCAATCATAAATCCTCCTCGTTGTCGTAAAAATAATCGTCGTCAATGAAAAATGAATCATCGCATGTATCACTCATGCAATCAGAATCAAGCCAGGGAAATAAAGCTGATTCTTGCGCAAATTGTTCCCAGTCAATCATAAATCAATCCTCAACACGTTCAGAAAAGGGTAGACGAGAAAGATTCCCGTGCTTTTTAATCGAATACAAAATGTATTCACAAAACTCTTGTGCGTATTCTGCCTTGCAATAATCATCTCCTACGCGATACTGAACTTCTGTTTCGCAATCTGTCTCCTCTTGAAACTTTCTAACGTCACGAATCCAAACATAAATCTCCCACATCGGGCAGCACACCCCAAAGAAATCTTCGTGATCGCTTGTGTATTCACGAACAGAAAAAGAAACATACTGCTTCTCGTCTGAGAAATTAAATGTTTCGATCTCTTCAGAATCAATCCTGCCGCCGTGAAAACCTCGTGAGAAATCTTCCCAAGTGATCTGTTCTGTGATTTGCATTTGTCTAGAAAAAGAAACGTGTGTCGATTAAAAATCAGTCGAGCATACATTTATGTGTGCGAAGACCCATCAGGTGAGACACACCCATACATTTTGCAGTTAGGAAGAAATCCAAACAAATAAACTTCTTTGCTTTGATCGTTAATTTGCTCACACATAAACTTTGCATCTCTGAGCATATCTTTAACTTTAACGTCAAGAATCAATGCCCAAGTCAGCAATTTGGATTTTTGCGCTTCAGTCAATAACTGAAACACGTCATAATCAATCTCGTCAGAAACAAAAAGAGGGGCGCGGAAATTCATGATTGTCTGTGAAAAAGAAATGAACAAGAAATAAATGCGAGAGAAAAGAAACTACTTCCTCTCCCTCGCATGTTGCTATTATAGCATGTCACACGTTACGTGTCAAGCATTTATCTGTCGTATCTTTGAATTTATCTTCTCGCTTCAGCAATTCAACTGCTGCGAGTTTTGCAATTACAAATAACTTAGCTTGCGTGAAAACAAACTGCTTTCTGTATTTACTCTTCAGATAACACAAAATGTTACCCGTGACAGAATCCCATTGCTTAATAGTTACATCCATAAATTGATCATGATCTCTTGATTTACAAATGTGCTTGTAAGTTGTTGATGTTTTGACAATACGAATTACCTCGTCGTCAACAAATTTGTTTAAGCTGTCAGTCATTTTTCAAAGCAAATGTACTTGCCCCCAACAAATGCGTCTCGCAAGAAAACAAGGCGCTCCGGGGGGCAATTATGAAAAGCGTCATTGCTCAGCTTTTCATTAATAAATCTAGCACCAACAAACCCAATCGTTGTGCCCGCAAAAATTGCAGCAACTGCGTGAATGAACTCTTTGTGCTCAGAAAAGAAGTCTTTCATGATTCAATCAATGTGTTTGATGTAAAATCCTGCGGATTCCCAGGAAATAACCGAGTCGGGCGGATTGAAATCAGTTTTGATACTTGCAAAAAACTCTCCCTCCAATCCATGAATTAAAGGGAGATCAACTTCCACCTCGCCATCAAAATAATCTTTCACCCACTGAATCACTTGAGTTTCTAAATCAAGAATGTCATCATCCTTGATTTCCTTGAAAAACTCTTCTCCTGATCTACATTCATAAATGTAGAGATAGCACTCGAATGGCGCAGATTTGCAAAGTTCAGTCATTTTGAAATTAAACGAGTGAATTAAATGTAACCAGCGTCTTGGATGCCCGGCTCATCATAAAACCAGCTAACTGACGCATCTTCGTATTTTTCACGAAGTTTTTCACAAATACCGCAAGGCGGTGCCCATGCAGTCATAAATTCAATTTGCAAATACTCATCATGATCTTCAACAAAAGAAACATCTGCTGCACAAATGTCCCACTTTGTCCCCCAATTATTTACGCGCCATGAATACCAGCCGGGCGTAATTGAATCGCCCTGCGGCAACTCTTCTTCTGAAGGTTGAGGGATCAATACATTAAATGGATGATCTTGAGAAAATAACTCTTTAATCTCTTTGATCTGATCTGCGTCAGCAGAAATCGAAACGCGATTTTCGCACCAGTTAGGCATGACAAAAACTCCGTGTTGAACTAAATAAAATCAGAGACAGCAAACGTAATCAATAACTTCTTGCGGCAATTCTTCTTTCAGCCACGCAGTTCCGTATTTGTAACCGTCATCAACTAACGCATCAAACCGCTGCAAATACTCACATGCGTCGATGTAGAAATTATCAAACTCAACACCCGAAGCTTTTGCTTGTCGCAAGATTTCTTCTTGCACAAATGTTCCAGCGCGCATGTCATTTAAGTGCCAACGCTTCCAAATTTCATAAAGTCGCGCAGGAATGATTTCCTTCACTTCATCATGAATCTGCCCCCAGCCAAGCAAATTCTTCTCTGATTTGAGAAGTTTTTTGCCCGTGAAATAAGTGCCAACAATGCTCAGAGTCTTGAAAGACTTTTTCTCTTTGATTGAAATTTCAAGCGTGCAAGAGAATTTTTCTCCTGCAAAGAAAACAGTTTTTAGCATGAGATTTTTTGATGAAAAAACAAATACAAGCGAAAAAGAATTGCCCTCTCTCGCTTGTATGACTACATTATAGCACGTTACATGCTACGTGTCAAGCATTTATTTATCGTCTTTTGCAAAATACCCATCCCACCAGAGTTTTGATTCTTCTATTTGCGCAAGCATTTTGTCGCAAAACTTTGCAGCATCTTCTTCTGTTTCATAAATAAATGGATCGTGATCAAATTCACCAGCACCGTAATAACTAACAAGCGTCAAATAAGCACTTGCGCATTTAACAACATCTTGCGATGTCAGTAAATTTACAAATTCATCAAGCTCCCATCCAGTGAAATCAGCAACATTCTCTAGAAAATCACTAAACCATTCTTTGTGTCTAGGGTGAAATCTATTTGTTCCAACGCCCAGGAATTCTCCGCTGTCATTAACAATTTTGTGACAGCGCCCTAATTCAACTTCACTACGCCTTTTGAAATCCTCATCGTAAATTAAAACAATGGGATTGTAAATTCCTCGGCGATCAATGCAAACAAATGCGCCTCCGTATTGAAAAGGATCGGCGTCACCAAGATTTGCAATGCAGAAATAGCTAGGCTGCGCTGTCATGATTTGATGTCAGAGAATTTTGTGATTTCCAAGTCAGACTTGGGCAAAGAAATTAGCGCTTGCTCAAGAACAATTTTTGCAAACTGCTCTTCAATTTTTTCCGAGTCGATAATTTTCCCGTCTTGCGTTCTTTTCTCAATGAGAAAATAATCATCAATGCGACGAAAATGAACAATGACAAGTTGTTCGTTGCGACGATCAAAAAGTTTGAATTCGTAAATCTGTTTAATGTTCATGAATCAATCCTCGTCCTCGAATGAAAATCCTTCGGGCACTTCCCATAGATCGCCGTCTTGATGCAAACCCCACTTCACGCCATCACTAATCCATTCGGCATCACGAAGAATTTCATCCCAAGAATCCCAATACAATTCATGATCTGGTCCAGCTTGACAAATAAGAACGGGCTCGTAGGGAATGTGCATTTCCTCAGCAATTTGCGGGTCAATGTGACTGCAATAAATCTGAGGGATGTAAATGCCGTTTGTGTCAGAAACAACAAGAATCGGATCTAAATTTTTGCTGGACATGAGATTTTCTGAGAAGCAAAAGAAACAAATGCGACAAAAGAATGATTACTTCTCTCGTCGCATGTGTGTATTATAGCACGTTACATGCTACGTGTCAAGCATTTATTTGTCATCTTTTACAAAGAAATGAGTTCCGTTCAGCGTTACGTTATCTCGATGCGTTAGTCCAATGCAATAATGATTGTCCAAACATTTAATTAAATACTGTCCTATAGAATCTTTGATTACAATGTATGATTCAGAGTCGCAATAAACAATCTTGCCTGAATCAACTAAATCGCGAATTTGCTGTGCATTCATAATCAATCGTAATAAGCATAGCGATCGTTATACATTTCGCACGCAAATTTTTCTTCGTTGCTAATTTCTTCCTCGCCGTAATAACCCTCTAAGAAATCTGGGTCAAGCTCATTTTCTTCAAGCATGTCACGAATTTGATCGTGACTCATCCATTTAAGACAAGCGGCTAACAAATTACTTTCACTCGTTCGCTCTTCATCAATCAAATCGTATGCGTACTGAAGTGGGTTGCTGCTGAAAAGATCTTCCATTGTAGTAAAAGTAAAAAAACAAATCAAAACGAAATCAAAATGAAATCAAAATGAAATCAGAATGGGTTGTCCCAGGAATTTGCCTGACGATCAGTAATCTCGCCATCACGATGCAACTGATCTATGAATTGCACAAATGCTTGGCGCTTTGCGCAAATGTCGTCAGCATAATTTGGGGCGCGAAACTTAATGTGATACTCCCATTCATCCTTGAAAATAGCAATCGCTTCTTGTTTTGTCATGTTTTTTTGAGAAAGAAATGAAACAGAAATGCGAGAGAGAAAATAATTCCTCGTCTCGCATGTTGCTATTATAGCACGTAATAGCTTACTTGTCAAGCATTTATTTATCTAGCAAATAATCAGAGCTGACAATTCTCATCAATTGCCCAAAGATACAAACGCATCTCTGAGACCTCTAAATCCAGATCACAATACTCATCACGCTCAATAAACAGCCAGAAATAACTTCCTGCGCCATCATTGTTTTGCATAATCCAATGCCCACCACGATAAACAAAAATCTTTTCTGGTGGAGACTGCTCAAGCTGAAAAATCTCTACAGCATCAAAATCAATCTTTTTGAATTCTTCGACAGAAACCTCTTTGCGAGAGTTCTGCCAGTCACGAAACTTTGACATGTTCTGAAATAAATAAATTGACAACAGCAAGAAACTTTGCTTTTGCTGTATGACTAGATTATAGCACGTATGACGTTACGTGTCAAGCATTTATCTAGCTATGTTTTTAGTGAAAATTTTACTTTCACAAACATCGCACTTCAAAAATCTGTCATTTTGATTCACGCAGTCTGTTTTAATAATCCAGGGCGCAAGTAATGCAAATCTTTCTCTAAAAATATGACAACAATGACTGCAGGCAACGAAATTTCCTTGCGTCAAAACATATCTTGTTCTCGCATGTTTCTTTTGTGTTAAATACTGCGACGCAAGAATGTCTGCGGTGCGCAATGAAAAACTCTTTGAACTCATCAAGCTATACAAGAAATGAATAATCGCTTAGCCCGCTCAGAATCCTCTGTGAGCCTCAGAAATCCCCTCGGCGTGGGATAAATCCTTCGAGGGGAGACAGTCTCGCTGCGGGCGCAGGAATCAGGGGCTCAGCGGTAATAAAGCACCCCACTGCTCACCCATCGCCTCAGCCACTCCCAAATAAGTTCGACTGCGATTTTTTTGTCTTTCCGGGCCGGGCGGTTCATAATGAACGCGATCAGTCTCTGAAGGATGCAGAAATAAAATCTGCTCCTCTACGTTATTTGTTACTTTAAGTTTGGGAAGATTCTTCAACCAAAAGCACGTTTGCTTTCGCTCTGGGTGCCCAAAGAAATACGGCTGAATCTTTTGTGAATAGTTTGGATTGATCAATCTCTGCCTTGCGTGTGAGTGCATGATTGGGTTTTCAATACAGATTCTTGGGCACGGGTGTGCAAGAAATAAATTAAAAAAATCAACTGCGTTAAGCATTTGATCCCATCGCCCAGGAGTTTTTCTCAACCATTGAACACCAGACTGCGCGAGATAAGTGCAAGGCGGATGAGAAATAACAAGATCCCAGTCTTCAGAAAGAATTTCCAGCACATCTCCCTGATAATGTTTGCTGTTTTCTGTTGTTGGGAGCTCTGTTTCAAGAAGATCGCAGGAGACTGCGTAATGCCCTCTCTTTGCAAATGCTTCGCGCACCCTTCCTGAAAATTCACAGGCGACAAGAACTTTCATAATGTTTTTTTGATGCGAGCATGTAAATCTTTGTAGATCACTTTAGCCTCTTTCCATGCACGCTGATTTTCTTCTTTGTCACCGTTTTTCACAAGAGGGACAAAGTTTTCTCCGTAGTTGTGCATGAAAGAAATAGCACTGAGTAGTGCTATTTTCTCCTTCTTACTTAGGCTCATTTCTCAACTGCTCAATCAACATTTCACATTCTTTAGTTTTTTGCTGAGACACAGTTTCACAAACAATAAGAAGCTCCTCAACTGTTAGATGTTTTAGAAAGTTTGACTGCATGTCAGCAAATGGGGTGGCAGCTCCATAATCCTCCTCCTGTAGGCACATGCGAAACAAATGAATCGCTGCCATCAAAAATTCTGATTCAAACAAATAAGCATACAGCAATTCCTCTGGGCTGAGTTTTGACGCATCTCGTTCACTGTTTTTCCATGAACAATAATTGTCAAGCAGTTGATCAAATGTAATCACTTTCATTATCTTTTGAGCTCCTGTTTTTGCATAAAAGCTGAATCACAAATCTCTCGCATTGTGACAGGAGCTTCTCCGCCAGAATTATCATAAAGATACTGCGGAGTGGGATCAATAGTTCCGAACTCGATTGAAAACTCCCTGCCTTCGTTTGTCATGTATTCAGCGAGTGCAAATAATTCATCGGGATCAGTATCTTCTTCTGTCGCGCCGGTCTTTTCTTTTAGCACCCAATGAACGTCGTGCGCATGACTAAAATTGACCTGATAATAAACAGGCTGAGCTGCGTCAGATTTTGAAACAATCTGTGTCGCATCAATAAAGATTTCACATTCATCAGGGGAATCACCCCCATGAATTTGTGCGATCACCTGCAACACATCTTTCATGCCGCCCTCGCCATGCTCTTGAGAAACATTTTTCTTGAAGATTTTTTCCTCTTGACTGTAACGAACTTTAGTACGCTGAACAATCCAAGTAGCAGTGTTTGACATTTCTTTATCGTAGTAATCTGGTGGATCAAGTGGGCGAGGATCGTAAATAAAATCAGACATTTTGAAGTTCAGCAATGCGAGCCTGTGCAAATCGAGAACCAGGACCGTACTGTTCGTAAAGTTCCGGCCAAGCATTCAAAATCTTTGCTTTGTTTGTAAGATCAGCAGCGCAGTAAGCATCTGCGAGCTTTTTGCAAAATCCGCCGCCGTAACGACGCATCGTTTCCACAAAAATGTAATGGTCGTCTGGAGTCATGTTTCTGAAAGATAAAAGAAGCACAGCTTTTGTGCTGTACGATTACATTGTACTACATGCTCGACGCATTGTCAAGCATTTATTTGTCGTCGTCAAATTTGTAATTTTTTAGCCCCGTCTCAAGAGATCGACGCAGATTGCCAACAATTTTTTCAATCAAAGAAAGTCCCCTCAAAACTCTAAATAGAAAGTCAGGGCTGATTCTATCGTCTCGATGAATCAACTTTTCAGTTGTCGTAAATCTGCTTGAGCAATTTTTACAGACGCACCTCCTCTTGATTTCATTTGACTGGGGGCGAGATTCGATAACTTTTCTTTCCGTGCACTTACAAAAAGGACACTGCACGCCCCCTTTCCTCGCATTTAAGTTTTTATCTTTCATGCCAAATAAATCCTCCCATCATCATCAATGAGAGCAGTAAATTCAGGTTGAGACTGTGCGGCGTCAGTAAGAATTTGTGAAACCTCAGAACTCCAGTCGCCATCCCAAAATCCCGCGCCATGTCTGTTACGAGTTAGCACGTAGTCATATTCAGTTTGATTTAATGCGGGCTGCTGGACATCATAAAAATCATCAATGCAATTCCACTTGTCTCCAATTGCTGCAGTGATCTTTTCTTCAACGATTGAAATAAACTGCTGATACTCGGTGTAGAGCTTTTTGAGCGATTCTTCTTCAAAGTTTGCGATTGAATAATTCTCGTCAAGCGGATCGCCGTATTCGTCGGAATTGGTGTATAAAACAACTTCAGCGAGCGCAGTTAGAGTTGGGTTCATTTCCATGATTGATTCTCAGTAAACATTACCCAGCTTGAATTCATTGAGCGCAGACTGAGCAAGCTCGACGGCGACAAATGAAATAATCTCATTCTTTTTCTCAAAAACGAAATGCCTGTCTTCTGAGTATTTTGCCCAAAACAATGGATACCAGAGATGAACGAAGGTAGTTGCGCGAGAAACAGCGCTGGGCATGTAATCAAAATTGCCCTCTTGAGATTCTGCGTAAATCTTGCACAAATCTTTTAAGAGTTGATTGAACGTGCGCCCATCGTGATTCTCAACAAACAGCAATAAATGCTGAATGTCTTGCATGTGTCTGAGTTTCATGAATCCACTGAAAAAGAAAAAGACCACTCTGTGTTGAGCGGTCTTTGTATTGTAGCGCGTTACTCGTTACTTGTCAAGTATTTATTTCTTGAGCTTTATCACAAATCTCTTTGTATGTGACAGCACGCATGTCGTCGTCAAATCCCTCTGCTTCAAGAATTTTCTCTCGCAGCTCAGAAAGAAGCTCGACGTGTTTCATGATTACATCAGCCTTGAAGGCAAGTGCTGAGTAAATCTCTCGACTAACCCACGGCGCAAAAAATGCAGAAATCTGCGCCCTTCTTTTTTCTTTTTTTAGTGCTTTGACGCAATCCTCCATTTGCATAAATAAACCCTGCATCAAAGCATTAAGCTCGTGCAAATACAATTCAGACTGCAGTTTCATAATTAGTTCAGAAATTGATTAGCTTTTCCATTGAAAACCAAATCGACGACCTCCTCAAAGGTGATCGGTATTACACAGTAATCAAAATCTCCATCACCCTTTATGATAAAGAAAAACTTAGAACTTTCAAGGATAATTTTGCGTTGAATCTCGCCAAGTCTATCATGCTTGAACATTCGCATCAGATTGACCTCTACTGCAGTGAGTTCATATTCTCCTTCCTCCATTCTTTCTTTTTCGTAAAGTTTACAGTACATTGGTAGAAATTGAGATCCAAACTCGTGAATCCACCAAAGGCGAACATCACCAGGTCGTGAACGATTTACCAATTTTCTATCCCACACAGAAACATCCGTGCTATTGTGTTTAACGACATTCTCCGCCTCATAGCACATCCACTCGCATAGCGTTAAATTCCGCAAGTTGCGTTTAACGGCTTGTTGTCTCGTGAGGATTTGCACTTCTGTTTGTTTTATGGGACAAAGGTAGTATAGCATTTTACAGAAAAGGTGTCAAGCATTTAAGTTGTACGTTTTTGATTATTTGCTGATAAACCACAAACAACCTCCTCTGGGGTATTTCCGCAAAGAACAATCTTGTAATAAAGAAAATGGTAGTCCAATTTGTATTCTTTAGCGAGATCAACAAGAGTTATGCTTTTATTGTAAAATTTAATATAAATTGTATTTCTTCTTCTCATCATATTCTCCCCTCTGGTTGCCCAGCCACAAAGGCCCGGGCCGTAAACCATGTTGTCTTTTTGAAAAATTTCCTTGTCAAGCTGATGATCGGCGGAAGGGCGAGGGCCAAGATCAAAATAAAAGTTCTGAAATGATCCTCCTTTATCTGGATTCCATCTATCGCAAACAGTTACACCTCTGGCTCCGTAATGAGCGTAACCTGCATTTGTCGGATCAAAACACCTATTTAACATATGCCTCCACGCCTGATATTCTCTTGACTTCGACATCCCATGATCTGTTTTTAATTTGTTTGAGCAATCTAAACAGCAAACAGACTTGCCATGAACCAATCCAATTAGTTCAAGATTTTTTTCTATGCCACAAGAGCAACGAGCTAGTACCCGTCTAACCGGCTTGCCGGAGCGGACATTTGCCTCTACCTCGCAAATAATAGTCCAACTGCCAAATTTTTTACCAGGAAAAACATTAATACTCCTACGCTTTTTGCCACTGCATTCTTTGCAGCATGTTGATGTTTTGCTTTTTAACGCAACCTTTAAAACAAACGATTCATTTCCACATGAGCATCTGACAGGAACATGGAATACGCTACTTAATGAACTTTTCTTAAACTCGTCACCAATTACTATCCATTCACCAAATTTTTGGCCAATGGACAGTGGTATTCTTTTAGGCATCGTTCCAAATACGACTTGGGATGATCAAGAGCCAGGAGCGGGAACTCGCTGGCTCGCATAATTAAAGCACGGTCACATCAAGATCGGGATAAATCCGCCGGTCTGCGAGCCGTGGCAAAATTTTTCTTGCTTCGGCGTAAGGGAGGAACGGCTCAACCCTTACGAATCCCATGCCCGAATATGGTGACACCCATTTAGCAATACTGTTCGCAACATAGATTCTTGGAAACTCCTCAAAACTTCCAATCCAGATGCAGCCCTCATCTATTGGGGTCTGTGAGTTAAATCTCGTGCGCACAAATGGAAGAAATGCGCCTTCAGGTAAAGCACTCTGATCGTAACTTGTATAAACTCCACCCCATGCACGCATCTGAAGTTGAAAGTATCTGTCAGTAAACAAACCCGCAATCTCAAATTCACTCATCGCATTATTTTCAATCTCCTCAAGCGACTCATAAATGTCTTTGAATCTTGTTGTGTAGTTTTTATTGTTGGACAAGGCTTCTCTGCATAGATGTAATCTCTTTTTCACCTGATTCGCCGTTATTAAAAGCTCTCCTCGTTGCGAGTATTTCGCACAAAATCTCTTCGCTACTTTTCGTGTCATACCTTTCGACTTCACTCATGATTGGGCGCTTGGTCACAATAAACCCTTTCAGATACTGATGCAGACCCCAGCAGTAATCTTCTACTTGCAAATTCCATAACCACTCAAGTATTTCAAATGATCTTCTTCTGCACCAATACCAATAATTGCGAAACTTGACAGCATCTTCTTTTTTAGAGACCTGCGCAACATAAAAAGTTTCTTGACACAAAAACTCTTTTACTTCGGGCGCCCCAATACGAGTTATGCAATAATAGTTGCCCCAACGATATTTAAGTTTTACATGCGCCTTCAGAACTTGAAAATAAAATCTGCGTCGCATGACGTACAAAGCTCTTTGCTTCCAATAAATCGACGCCGATCTTCTTTTTTTCTCTCGCTGAAATGAATGCCCTTGGGGGCGCAGGAGAATTCCGTGCTTAAACGCTGACTTCGTAGCCTTGGGCACAAATTTCTTGCTCTCACGCAAGATTGTAAGTTACAATCGTCGCAAGCTTTAGGAGCTTCATGTCGTGCTTCCCTTCTTCTTCTGCGTGATTCTGCCCGGTGGGGCAGACAAATCGAGCGACGAAAAAATCGTCTCGGGCCGCCTCATGCAACGAACCATCTCAGAAGCAATCAGGGCGGTGGAGGAGCTTTATCCGAGTGCGCTAGAAATCAGGGTCTACAAACAAAAAGCCCTGCAGCCACTTTGAAATTCCCCGCCAGCGACGAAGAAAAAATGCTCGTGCATCAAGCCATGCGCGAGCTGAAACAATCTCTTGCAAAATCAGCGCAACTCGCTGAACATTTAATTTATTTGCTTGACGATAACTTTCTAGCTATTACTGCTGAATACAGAAAAGAGCTTTTTCCGAGCATGAGCAAAATCGAAAGTGCTCTTTGGCAGTTAAGCATTCGCTTTTTCAAAACACTGACGCAAAAAGAAAGAATCATTAAAAGCGAGAGCGAAGCTGAATGAATCACAAATGACCCTGATCCGCTGACTTGTATTGACAGATCTCGCACTCCATCTTACACTTAAGAGGTTCTATGCAAAAACCCTGTCATGACTAGACGCGAGAGAGTGAGGTTCAGACCCGGAGACCTCGTGTTCGTCCGCTTCCACGGGGAGCAGGAGTTTGAAATTGTTGAAGAAGTGCAGTGTGATTCTTTTCTCCCGCACTTCAAATGTAAAACCTGGGGCGGGCGCAGACATGATTACTGGGTGTTCCCACAAATTCATCTTTCTTCTAAATCAATTCAAACATTGATTCAAGAAGCAAATCGCAAGCAACTTTCTCTCATCTGATCAGAAACATGGCAACTTTTCTTTCTCGTCGGGAAGCTCAGGAACGTGCGCGTCAAGAAAAAGAGCAAAAGCGTCAAAACAAACTACGTCATAAAGATTTGATGTGGGCGGCTAAGCGACGCTATCTTGATGATAACGAATGGTATGAACTTTTTGTTCTTGATCGCACATTTGGGCAGTGGGGACCAGAACAGGCGGAATACGAATTTGGGGTGCTTTCAGAATTGCGTGAATTTTTTGCGCGTCACGCCGTTGGAAGCAAGTGCCCACACATGAACGCGCTTGAGCGTCATCTTGCACTGCATAACGAAAAAGAAAAAACAGAGGCAAAGCAGAAAAGTAAAAAGCTGGTTTATGCGCATCCTAATGAGGAAAAACTTGCAAAAGCAAAATGACAAACGAAGAAGAATACAATCCGAGAAACCGTGAAAAATCAAAACAAGCAAAATATGGCTTGTTTTGGTGCCGTGGATGTGACACGCAGCTTGTGTGCGATGGCGAAAAGTGTTCTGTTTGTGGACTAAAGAACAATCCCTCAAAAATTAGATACAGCTAGCAAGCATGTATCAAGTCTGTTTGCCCGTCCGTCGCAGGTCGGGCTTTTTTGTGCCTAGCCGAACTACCGTGTGCCAGTTGTACTACTTGGACTAGGCGTGCGGAAAAATGCTCACCCCTCTTGGGCAAGCCACCTAGCCCGATGAAGCCTGGCCTCAAAGGCAGCCTCTGCTTTATCTTTAAATTTTCCAACAAAAACATATTGCTTGAGTTCTGGATGAAACCATCTGGAAATGTAACTGTGAGAAGCTGCATCAAACTTAGCAAATTTATCATCAACGCTGGAAAGCCATTTGCGCCCTTCGCACAAAGTTAAATTGCGAGAGTTTTCAGATGGTGTAACCCACCTAAGATTCTCAAGTTTATTATTTGATCTATTTCTATCTATATGATCGACTCGATCCTCGTACTCATCGGGAAAGATGTCATTCAAAATCAAGCAAAGCTGATGACACTGAAGCCTCGTGCGCTTGTAACTAAGAGTGTAGTACCCCTGCGGCGTAAGAGTGCCAGCATTTTTAGTTGTACCGTCATTTAGAACTCTTAATATGCAGCTAGGTGAACTGACGCTGTAAATAAAAACACGCTTCAATTCCATTGAATCAAACAGCAAAACTCTTGGTACTCGTTTTTGCATTTTCAAGAAGAGTTGACAGGAGTCTCGAACTACTGTACCATAGTTCGTACCCATGCACAAAGCAATGAGCGCTCCTCACGAATCGTTTGGGCCGAATGAACTCACAGAGCCACAGCAAGAGCTTTACAAATGGATCTGCGCCTACATAGAAAAAACTGGGCACTCGCCTGCTATCAGGGAAATGATGCGAGCGATGAACCTAAAGTCCCCTGCGCCAATTCAAAGCAGACTAAAATTCCTAGAGAAAAAAGGATGGATCGAAAAAAGAGAAAAAAATGGCAAGCCTGGAATCTGGCCAACGGCACCAGAAAAAGGTGCATCTATTTTCATAAAAAGAGAAGTACTATTAGCTGCAACAATGACGGCGCCAGATGATAAAAATATCCAAGAATGGATTAATGAATTGATTCAATTTGCAGCAAAAGAAAAAGCTGGAGAGTTTTCAAAATGCACATGACCGAAGCACTTGCAAAGTCTCTGGCGCGTGCAGTGCATCTCAGATACAGCATTGTCACGCGACGAGATGAACACAAAAAGCGCGTTCAAGAACTAACGCAAAAAAGATCAGCGCTTTACATAAAAGCAACTGACTACCTAGAAGATTCACCGGCGATGAGTGAATTTCACAGACAACTTGATTTACTCGACAAACAGGAGTTTGAGCTTCATGACGAATTCAAAAAGTTTCTCAGAAAAGCCGACGATGATCTCACAATCGCAATCGGAGAAATTGTACGACAAAAGTTTGGACCCGATTGGGATTTCAATTCAGCTATCTGAACTTGCGCCCGTAATGAATTTACGACAGGCGCAAAAAGCAAATGACATTCAATCTTTGATTTCGCAGCTAGCAATTAGCAAGTTACGCGCAGCAGACAGGAATGACAGAAATAAATATGACATACTAGAGAAGCAGCAAATACAAGCTGCAATTGCTGCATTGCAAATTATTCAGGAGGTTGAAAATGCTATCTGATGACGACAGCTTTTTTGAAAGCAAGGCGCGAATTGCAGAGAGACAACCCTTCACTGCATTGCCAAATTGGATCATCAGAAAACGTGCAGAAGATGCAAAATGGCTGAGCTGTGCTGAATTTTCAATTTTAGTCACACTGCAGTTTTTTGCAAATGGCGCAGGAATTGATTCGTCTGTTTTTCCAAGTTACAACACAATTGCAATGTATTCAGGCGTATCAAGAAGGTCTGCAATTGATTGCATTGATTCCCTTATGAGCAAAAAGCTCGTCAAGAAAGAGTCGAGAAAAAACAAAGACGGTCAGCAATCGAACGTTTACAGATTGATGATTTGGAGTGATAGCGAGCCCGTTCACGAGCCTGGGGGTGGTGCAGAATCTGCACTGGGGGTAGTGCAGGATTTGCACTGGGGTGGTGCAGGATTTGCACCCGAACAAGAACCAATGAACAAGAAAAGAAAAGAAATCCCCCCTGTATCCCCCCAGCGACCTCCTGCGCCGCCCACACCCGCCACAGACACGCCTTCACCCGCTTCTGGTACCAAGAGGGTCAAAGCGACTCAGAGCAGCGTTCCAGACGATCTCAGGCCCCTCTCAGAGCTGATCTGCAGCTTCTTCAACGATCACAAAGCAGGGGCGAAGACGCAACGAGCTTTTGAGGGATTGATTTTGCAACTAAGGAAAATCTTGCAAGATAAAAGCGGTGGTATGCAGCATGTAAAAAAGCAACTGCAGATCGCTATCGAGAAATCGCAAATGGGCGAGAAAAAATGGAGTTCGATTACTTACGAAAATTGGGAGCGCTTTGGAAAACAAAAAACTCCTGCATGGCAAATCAACAACAGACCCAGCACGCAAACTGTCACAACAATTTTTGAAGAAGACGCAGCAAGCGACTTGCAATTCTGAAATACGTGCTACAATCTGCAAACTCTCGCACTCAGAACAACATGACAACGCTCAGCATTGAAGACTTTGAAACTCAGCAGGACTCGATTGAAATAGAAAAACACTTTCTTGCCGCCGCCTACAACCATCTTTGTTTTGGGTTTGGCGAACAAGATTGGATTGATAAATTCATGGATCTTCCTAAAGGGCGCGAGATATTTTCTGACGCACTCAACAAAAGCATGTTCGATTGCTTGCAAGAAGAACTACTAACTTTCCAGGATGCGCCGACAAACGAAATTACTGTTTCGACTCGCCTTAGAAAGTTAGTTGAATGCGATGCAGCAACAATTGACAATTACATTGATGAGATCGTTTCACGCCCCGTAGAAAAAGATCTTGATGTCTGGAAGAACAAAATTATCCCTATCTGGCATTTTCATCACTCACGCTCGCTTGTCAAAGATCATTTAAGGAATTCGCTGGACATTGTAGAAAGAAGCTGCAATATACAAGAATCTCAAGTTGCGCTTTCTTATGTGCTAAATGCTGCGCAGCTTATTGAGGGCGTAGAAACACAAAAAGATGAGATACATCCCTTTGTCGCCGCTAAGGAAATGCTGCTTGGCCCGAAGCAGGAAAATCGAGTCCTACGCACCCGTTTCGGCTTCCTGAACAGCGCCCTGGGCGGTGGCCTGAACCATCCCACACTTGGGACGGATGGACGTCTGATCGTGGTTGCAGGACGCCCCGGCAGTGGCAAATCCACCTGGGCCATGAACCTGGCTCTCGATGTCGCCACAAAAGGGTGCAAGGTGCTTTTTTACACGCTTGAAATGTCAGACAAAGAAGTTTGTCAGCGCATGTTGTCGTGTCTTGATTATTTGATGTGCTTAGAAAAAGGTGGAACACCTCTTAGCTATGGGCACATCATCAGGCAAATTAAAGATGAAGAGCAGGAAGAAAGAATTCGCTCAATTCCTATCGAACGCATCGCCGACAACTTTATTTTCACAAATACATACAACGTCTCGCCAACTCAAGTCGCAACAAAAATCAAAACAGAAAAGCGCAGAAACAAAGACCTCTCCTTGGTAATCATTGATTATTTGACGCTGATGGATCTTGATTCAGATTCGACAAAAGCTGAGACACGAGCGCTTGCAATTGGCGCTGCAACACGAAAGCTAAAAACTGTTGCACTGCAAACAGGTGTTGACATTCTCGCCGTTTGTCAATTGAACAGAGGTGTTGAATCGAGAAATGACAAAAAACCAATGCTTTCTGATCTTCGTGAATCTGGGCGCATCGAAGAAGACGCAGACATGGTGATCATGAACTATTGGCCCTGGTATTACGACAAGAACGAGGACACAATGCGTTATGAGTACGCCGTTGTTAAAAACAGAAAGGGCGCAACAGGAACATGCGAGATCTCCTTCGCTAAAGAATTTTATGCAATGACGGAGCGTGCAGAGTGAATCATTCCTCTCGCAACACGCCCTGCCCAATCTGTCATAGAAACACGGATGACAAATGCAGGTGGAACGATGAATTTATACTTTGCTACGATGGAGATTCTTTTGCGCCCCCTCAGCATTTACGTGTCGGCGACAAAATAAAAGTCAATGCAGAAACATTTGCATTGTGCTCAACACTGTCTGGATTTGCGGGAAGCTCTCACTGCTTTGCGCTTGTCGATGATTTTAATTATCGCTTCTTGAAATATGAAGACAAGCGTGCGTACAGAGCTCAGTGCGTGCGCATCATGAAAGAATTCCTGCAAAGAAAAAAGTCGATTGATCTTTCCATTAAATTTATCGAGTTGAATGATAATTTGCAAGCGTATAGAGTCGATGAACTGTTAGGTCTTAAGCTGATTGCTCAGAAATGCAAGTCCCAAGCAGAACATCTTTTAGCTTACGCCTCGGCAAACAAAAGATATGTCGTTGACTATCTCTCGCACGTGAATGCGATTTTTGAGGCAGAAAAAACAGCAGTCGATGCGCTTGCTGAGATTTCTAGCTTTGAAGAGGTCTGTCTAGGATGCGCCCAAGTATTGACAAAATAGCAATAGTGCGCAAGACTTTGCGGAATGCGCACTCACTCTCTCAACGCAGAACAGACAATGCTTGATCAAATTCCTGCTCAGAAAAAGAAAAACTACATCTCCTGCAAGAAGATCGCATCTTTTCGCAAGGGCATGAAAGCGACAGAAAAAGGAAAAATGTCGTCTTCAAGTTATACGTTTTTTGCATTTGAACATGAAAATTCAATTACTTTTTCGTCGCGCTACAGATCGAAAGACTACGAGGGTGGGTCAGTTTTTAATGATCACTTCAAATATCAACTCAAGATCAGAACGTTAAAATCTGGTGAAAAAAGATTTATTTTTTACAACTTGGCTGGGCGCCAAGTCGGAGTTCGCACTTCGTCTCCAAATCACATGCGTAGCAAGTTGGCAATGCTTTGCAGGGCGCAAGAGGGTAATCGCAAAAAACCCATGCACAAAGACCCTGATCGTGGGCTCTACTTGGCTCAGGAGCGTCGCCTACTTGCTTTTCTGCGCAGCTTTCTGAAGCGTCATGGGATCTCGACTCGTTATCTGAGTAACGACCCGTTCTCTTTGATGACGCAGCTCTGCTACCCAGGCACTCGTGAATTTACAGATGAAACACTGCGTAAAATTTCTGTTGGTAAATTTCTGATTGACGATCCAGTAAAAACAATTTTACGTACAAACGGAAAGAAGAGTAGGCGCGTTCTATTCAGTGCAATCAAGAAAAATCCACTGATGGCGCAAGGATTGCTGCGATTTGCAAAGTACATAAGAATTAATCGCTCACTGGATCATGCGCAAGAATTTCTTGAAAAAATGTCGCAAGCGCATTTAGATCGCTTTGGGCAAGAACGTATATTTTCGGACGGTCTTTATCACGAGTACGGGGCAAAGTATTTGAAAGCGAAGCAAATGAAGGTTTTTGATCGCTTATCTATTGATGCAATTATTTCAGCGCTTTATAGCAGTATGATTCTCAATGATACATTTTCAATGATTCACAGACTCAACGCAAATGAAGGATTTGATTTCTCGCAAATTCAGTATAATTCGATTAGAGAGTTGCACGATGCACTTACTGAACTAACCCCAAAACGAAGAAAGAATTCTTTTACTCATTTTTTCTTCAAAGAAAGCAATCCCTCAGTCCAGTTTTGCAAGAAACTGCAAGATGGATTTGTCGATAATCGCTACTCAGTTTGTTACGCGACTGGAACAAAGGAACTTCATCAGTTGGCTGGCATCATGCACAACTGTGCTTTTTTCTATTACAATAGAATCGAAAAAGGAGACTACGCAATCTTCTGCATCAAAGATGACGGCAAGACGAAGTACATGTTTGGAATGAATCTTTACTACAGAAAAGACGTGAATCGCTTATTTGCAAAGCTTGATCAAGCCGTAGCAATGTGTAACGCAAAAATTGAGGTAGACATTGAAAACGAATTGAATGATAAAATTCAAAAAGCTCTAGCCCCTTCTATTCTTTATAGCTATGAACTCCGACTACCCAAAAATCAGCCCCGCGCCGAACTGGGTGTCAATCTTTACGCTGCACCCTGAACTCGATCCACCGGGATACAATGACACTTTTATCGAAATTTATGAGCATCCATACGTAAAACCGGGGGCAGACAAAGAAGAAAAAGCAAAGGAGAAAAAGAAAAAGAAAAAGCTTGGGCGCAATGAGAAAGCTTAAAAGTCATCCCAGTTACTTTCTTTGCTGCGCGTCGTAACGCAGTTTTGCCTGAACAATCCATCGCTGATAGTCAACCGGATTGGCTTCATTGCGCACCACTTGTTTGAAGTGATCCGCAAATGTTTGCATTTCCTCTTGCTTAACGCGTGCTTCTTTTTCGATTTTTTTTGCCAAGCTAATTCTTTTCAAGAGTGCTTGGTGCAATGCCGCCAAGTCAGCTCTGGTATTCGTAAAATTCTCCCATTCCTTTTGAGTCGATTCGCGGCCATACCTTTTGGCGCGACTAGCTAGAATTTTTAGCTTTGCGTTTACCCTTGTCAGATTTCCACTTACTTCATTGGCTACATCTAAAGCGTCTTCAATGTCAATAATTGAGCCATCTTTTGCGCTTATGTTGCGATTCAGGATTTTTGAGAACATAATTGTGCTGGTGATTGAAGTAAATTGCTACCCTGAAAATTGTACCATTTAACTCGCTAAAAGTCATCCCAGTTACTTTCTTTTCTTTTTTCAAATTCATCAAGCGTTACTTTTTCAAAATCAATTGGCGCAACAGGAATTTTTCTTGTCAAGTGCTTGTGAGATGAATTCTCTTCCGTACTAATCCCGTTGATCTCGCAATACTTTTCATGCCATTCCTGAATCATTCTTCTATCAACAAAACCCTGCATTAAGTTTGCAATTGCTTGCACACTCTCGCCTTTTTCAAAAAGCAAATTCACCGTCACTCGCAGGATTCGGTTGAGAGATGTGGAGGCGCGTGTGGGCATTTTGCAGCTAAGGGGTTGACAGGTCGTACGATCTGATGCTACCTTGCATCTGTTCAGCACACAAGGCGGCATGTCCGTTCATCAGAAGCTCATGCAGGCGCGTATCGCGCTTCAGGGCAAAAAGCTTTCAAAAAGCGGTAAAAACAAATTTGCTGGGTACAATTACTTTGAACTTGGGGATTTTCTTCCCACTGTTCAAGAAATCTTTCTATCGCTCGGAATTTCGGGTGTTGTCAGCTACGGCAAAGACGAAGCCACTCTGACCATCACCGACTGCAGCAACCCCGACGACTGCATCGAGATCTCCAGCCCCATGTCCAGCGCTGCCCTCAAGGGAGCGCACGAGATTCAGAACCTGGGCGCTGTACAGACCTACCTGCGCCGCTACCTCTGGGTGACGGCCATGGAAATCGTTGAGCACGACGCCCTGGATGCCGTTCTGGGCAGCGATGCGGGCGCTGTGGCACCCAAGGTGGCTCCAGCTCCTGCGGCGACCCGAAAGCCCGTTGATGAAACCCCTGGCGGCCTCCCTGCCAGCGTTGCTTTTGCGCCCACCTCAGTCAACGAAAAGCTTGAAACCAAGCTGATGGATCTGGGTATTACGCAGTACGGAATCAAAACCGTGCTCACGATCACTGAATCCTTGAGCCTTGCAGAAATCCCTGAAAACAAAGCAACGGCGCTGCTGAAAGCAGTTGGAAAGGATCACGTCAAGATGTTCAATCAGGGCAAGAACAGCAAGGGCGCACAAATTATTCCCGAGCCCGTCAGCGACAAAGTAAGCACTAAGTCGATTGATGATCTTGCAAAAGCTGCTGAAGATGCTTTTGGAGATGACTGATGAAAATCAACACAAGTCAGCGAGTTACGTTTACTCTCCCTCGCCCTATTTACGAGAAACTTGTTGAGCTGGCGCAGCTAAGCGATACAAGTATTGCTGGGTTGACGAATCGAGCTACTCGTGAGTGGCTGGAAGAGAACTACAAGCAGTTCATCGCTTTTTACTCAAAAGACAAGTCGGCGACGCAAGAGCGCTGGAAGTAATCAACAGAAATCGCAATGAGAAACAACACTGTTTTCACGATTAGCATCACTGTCGCATCTCTCGCGGCCCTTGCTTTCGTTCTCTGGGGACTTCCCCAACTCGGCGTCTACAACCGCACCTTGGCCGGCAAAGCCTCCCTCATGGAGGCCGAAAGCACGCGCCAAGTAAAAGTGCTTGAAGCGAAGGCGAAAAAAGATGCAGCTTCGCTTGAGGCGGAGGCTGAAATCGAACGCGCTAAAGGCGTTGCAGAAGCTAATCGCATCATCGGTGATTCGCTGAAAGACAATCCGCGATATTTGCAGTTTCTTTACATCAAGGGACTTGAAGAGGGCAGTCAAAATGGAGCAAAAGTAATTTATGTTCCAACAGAAGGCGGCCTCCCTGTTCCAACGCTGGGTATCGAGAAATGAGTGCACGTTATCTGGTGTACCAAGTTGGTTGCATCGAGTGCGGCGTGTCTTCTTACCCAATCAAGACTTGCGCAACACTTGAAGACGCTCAAGCTGTAGCCAATGCGCATCCGAGCACTTGGGAAACCGAGGGCGGAGAAGGCTATGTCACCGTCATTGATTTACAAGAGTGCAAAACGGTTGGCTATAACAGAAACGATGACTAAAGCTGCTGGCTCTACACGCTACGAGGTTCAACTATGACTCAAGAACACCCGATCACCCCTTCGCCTGATCTGATTAGGCAGTGGAATGAAGACGCTGCCACTGCACCAATGGCAGATCAGCGCTACATCGCCATCCAAGCCGCCCGCTGGGGCGCTGATCAGGAGCTAAAGGCGTGCTGCACCTGGCTCAGCGATCACGGCTGGATTGCTGCAGATCCAAAACTCCACGCCGCCCGCCGCCCCAAGTCGCCGAGCTTGAAGGAGCGGGCACTGGAGGCACTAAATGAAGCCGTCTACATGGCCGATGACAGCCCACCTGAGGGCATTAGTACGGACCAGGCAGACATCATCCGCCGCGCCCTGGAGCAACTTGATGACTAACACAGACAGGCTTTTGTCATTTGCCATCTGGGCTTGCATTTTAGGTTTTATTGGATACCAGCTTTTCCAAGAAGCGAACATGGGCCGACAGTGCAGCAAAGGCGGCGGAGTAGTTGTTATTGCATCAAACCTAACCGGTGTTTGTGTCCGCCGGGCACCGCGCTAGTAGTCAACATTACTAGTCATGCTTGAAGCAGCTATTTCCGTGGCCATTATGGCTTTTTGGATTTACCACTTCACTAGGACCCATTAGAAGTTTCGCCAACCACCATGACCGATTACAAACAAATGTGCGCTGAGCTGCTTAATCGACTTCAAGGTCTGTATGACGAGCTAGTCGATTCTGAGATGGGCTGGGTTCCCCCTGAAGCTCAAGAATTGATGACACGTGCCCGCGCCGCATTGGCGGAGCCCGAGCCGGAGGGGCCTACGGATGCCGACTTGCACGCAATGGCTTTCAGTTACTCGCAGCCTTGTTACAAATTTGAATACATCCCCTTTGCTCGCTCTGTCCTCGCCCGCTGGGGCAAGTAGTCCGTCAACTGATGACTCAACAACTTTCACCCGCTGCTCAGGCAGATCTAGACGACACCTATTACGAGTGGGAACTGGAGGACGACGAAGGCGAATGGCAGGCCGGTGGTTCTGCCAACAACTTTGAGGATGTACAGCGGGAAGGAATGCGTTACCTGCAGACCTACGCTCAAGAAGGATTCCACAAGCTGATCATCCGCCAACACTGCACAAAGGTTATTCAGGTGATTGACAATGGCTGAACTTTCATCTGCTGCTCAGGCAGTGCTGGATGCTGTTGAAGACGACTGCATCCACCCAGACGACAAACATCGGATTGCCGCCGCCGCCCTTCGCGCTGCTGCGGATCAGGTGGTGCCACAGGCACTCTGTGTTTACAACCCTGAATCAATTTCAGTTCGCAATCAGCTTCTCGCGATTGCTGATGAGCTTGAGACCTGATTAACTTTATGGCTAAACGATTAGACTTATCTGACAAATGGGGCCATTCAGGCATCAGTATTACTTGGACGCCATCCGCTCAGCGTCTTAACGTTAGCGCTTGGTACGACTCTTTTGTTGGAATTGAAGGCGACAGTATGACATTGCATCAGTTTTTCGATAAGCTGGGCATCACCGAAAAAGACTGCGCCAAAGCTTTCAGGTCCGTCAAATAGACGATCAACTCCTAGTCAACTTCTAATTTCCCTCAAATTAGAACTTCAATCAGCCCGCCCCTCAGTGCCGCTCAACAAAGCTTCCCTGCCCTGCCCCAAATGCAATGCTCTGATCACAAAAGTAACGAGTTCATTAAGAACTCCGAGTGGAGATTTTTACAGATACAGACAATGTGAATTCTGCGGGCACAGATACAAGACGGTACAGCTCGCTGAAATCCTTGCAGCACCAGGCGAAGTAAGAACAACTCACGAAGGTCACGCAGCCATCATCAACTGGAAAAAAGTTTTTGATCGAGTTCTTCCATCTCTTCTGCAAAAACATGACCAAACTTGAACACGAACTCTGCCTTGCCATCTCCCCAATTATCAACGATCGAGCGCCAGAGGAGTGGGAGGCGGAATCAAAACGCGCATTGCTTGCAATTATCGTTTACTTGCGAGATAATGGGTACTGGCAGGCGGCTGACTTCCTGCTCTCAAACTCTTCTCTTTAATCAGAAAGCATGGCACACCCTAAATCCGGTTTCTACGTCAAAGACGATCACGAATACGTTTCCGTCAGCTCTGTTCTGGGTAGAACATCAGAGCTGTTCGATCCCAACAAAATAAAGGGTCTTGAAATCTGGCGACAGATGGAGCCCAACTGGGAAGACATTATGCAGCGGGCGCAGCGCAGAGGAACGATCATTCACGCTGAAGTAGAAATGTCTTTTATGAAAGATGCAGAAAAACATAAAATGGATCATGCGACGATGGATGAAATTATGAGCTACAACATTCATGAGTACATCACTTATCTGTCGCCCGTTCTTGATTTAATCAAAAAGGAAAACTTCAAGAATGAAGTCAGCGCTCCATCTTTTTTGATGGAAGAAGCTCTTTACTGTCATCTTGGCTATGCAGGCACTGCTGACTTGCGCCTGCACTGGGATGGCCAGTACAGCATTTGGGACTGGAAGACAGTGCGCTCGTACAAAGAAGAGGGCGTCAAGAAAAAAGCAAAATCAATGTCGCATTACAAAAGCGCTGAAGTGCAGATCGCCGCATATGCACTCGCTCACAATCTCGCTGTAAAACGAGGCGAGCTTGACAATGAGATAACTCAGGGTGTAATATGTGTTTGCTACGACTGGCGTGAACCTCATGTTCACGTTCTGAACAAGCAAGAGCTGAAAGCTCGTGCGCAAGAATTTATCGAGCGTTACAAAGCTTACTGCTCACTCGAAAACACCCAATTCCCAAGGCTCATTGAGCCTGAACTCTGATGCTCACTCTCGTCGCTAGCGGTTATGTGACCGGCGAAGTTCAAGTTAAGGATGGCGACTACGGCAAAACTGCCACTGTCGGTATCCGCTCTAAAACCACCAACGGCAAACAAACCCATTTCGTCAACGCCACTTTTTACGGCAAAAAGATTGAAACTGCCGTCAAGTTCATGGAGGATGGGCGCCAGGTAACTCTTGTTGGAACCGTCAAAACCGTTTCCCCTAAGAAGAAGAAGGACGGCACTGAATACGTTGCTATCTACATGGATGCAACTGATTTCACCATCCCCGAGCGTCAAGGCCAAGAAATGCCCTCTCGTTCTCAGGCGCCTGCCCCAGACGAAATGCCCTTCTAAGCCCTTGGCGGAGCACAGTCCTATCCCACTGAAACAGGACTGATTCGCCTCCCCAGCGCCAACGCTTCTACTGCTCGGGCCAAGCGGTAGCGGTTAAGCACCAGCGCACGCAACGTCAAGGGGTCTCATCAGGGAGCAAGGCGGTACCGCCCTTCGCATGAGGGTTCTGGGCCTTGTCAAGGTGAATAGCTCGTAAGCCCAAGACTTGAAAGCCCCTTCGGGGGTTTTCTTGTATCATTTAACAGCGACAGCAAATTGCAGTGAACAAGCTCATCGGACTTTATAGCCCCGCCCCTCAATCAGGTAAATCACTTGCGGCGAACGTTCTTGCACGAACAAGTCATCGCATGATGAGCTTTGCCGAACCGATCAAACGCATGGGTGCAGAGTTCTTTGTTTCGCTCGGCTACGAAAAAGATGAAGCTGTTGCTTTGGTGTGGGCGCACAAAGAAAGAATTGTCCCTGAGATCAATGCAACGCCCAGGCACGTATTGCAAACGCTTGGAACGGAATGGGGGCGCGACTGCATCAATCAAAATATCTGGCTTGATTGCATGAAATATCGCATTGAAAAAGAAAAGAGCTATGGCGTTGTCATTGATGATGTTCGCTTTCTCAATGAAGCGGAAATGATTAAAGACATGGGGGGCGAGATGTGGAAAATTATTCGACCTTCCGTCGTCAACAAAGAAACGCACGTCTCTGAAGGTGGGCTTGATGATTGGGATGGATTTGATCGTGTAATTGAAAATACTGGTACGATTCAAGAGTTTCGTGCAAAACTTGACGCTTTGATGACATGCTGAAGGATCGCGGTGATATTTTTTATGGCGCCCGTCTTGTCGCGGATGCGCGTCTGCATCTCGGCGCTGTAATCAACGGGGGCGATGGAGAATTATTCTTTGCAACGATGTGGAAGATCATCGACAATGAAGTCTATTTAGGATATAGAACATTTGATAACAGAGACATAAAGATGCACGGAGTCAAAGACTTTATCTTTAACTTTCATCATGGACTGGGGATTAAAAAAGCAACTCTTGCGACTTTTCTTGCAAACTGCGCAAAAGCTGCAATCAAAGACAAGACGCAGGCGCAGTACGCATCGAGATTTGCAAAATGGCTGGGAGAGCAGCATGACGGATTTGATTTCCCTCAAGAATTCTTTGAGTACATGCGCATTAAGTATTACATTCAAAAGCGATACAGGAAAAAGAATCCAGACAGATACAGAAGATTGCAGATACTTGAAAGAATCTACAATCAATATCCGCAGCTTTTACAAGAAGTCGGCGCAGGGAAAAAGTACAAAGACATTTTTGACTGCGCAGAAGATCTGACGATCTGGGAGCGAAAGCGCACAGTTCGCCCACTTTCTCTCTACAACAACCCGACAGCAAGGCAGACAGAGGAGCTGGCGGAAAAGCTAAGCGTCAAGCTGAGCAAGCTGAATCGACGTATTTTGATCGCTAAACTCATAGAAATTTACAAGCGCGACAAGGGGATTGATGACGGCAAACTTGTTGACGACGCTTGAGCAGTGTTCGATTCAGTCCTATTCATTCTTCGTCGCCGGTAAACCCGAGACTCAGGGCTCCAAGAACGCTTTTGGGCGCGTCTACACCGACCGTCAGGGGCGTCAGCGCGTTGCTGTTGCCATGACTGAACAGTCCAAGGGGGTCTATGCCTGGAGGGCCTCCGTGGGGCGCGTGGCGACACTGATGCGCCCATGCAACTGGGAGACGCAAGGGCTATTTACATTGTCATTGTTATTTTACATGCCTCGCCCTAGAGTTCATTTTGATAGTAAGGGGAATCTTAAGCGCAGCGCCCCTTTGTTTCACTCCAATAAGGGCGACGCGGACAAGCTGCTCAGGGCCTGTGGAGATGCGCTGACAAAAATATGTTACGATGATGACGCTTTGATCGTTGCAGCTTCTTCTATGAAGCTGTTCTGTGATCCGACTGATGGCCCTGGCGTTCACGTCAAGGTGTCACGCCTTGATCAAGAAGCCGCTACGGCAATGATGCTTGCACTCAAGCCGTAACGAGACTCTTGCAAGAAAGTGCTCAATGTGCTAACTTGCACAAGTCAACCACGCAGGCCGTCATGGCACGCAAAAAACAGGACTCAGATACTGCTGTCCTTGATCCCATCGAAACCGATTCTGAAATGTCTGTTGAAGCCGTCGCTCCCGAAGCTGTCAAGTCCACCAAGGTGAAAGTTGGCGGTGAGCGCAAAGTAGGCCAAGAACTCCTTGACTACGTGCAAGCCAATCAAGGCGTCGCTGGTGATGAGCTTGCTTTTGGTGCTGGCTACTACACCAAAATCACCGATGCAGAAACTGGGGAGACTCAGACCCGCATTCACAAGAACGAGTTCTTTAAGGCCCTCACCGAAGCCTCTACTGGCATCGTGATTCCTTCTGCTCGTCGCGCCTACAGCTCCCGCAAGGGTCGCGCTCCCATCGTGACCGTGGGCAAGACCGGCAACTGTGTGGTGGGCGCTCGTCACAGCGCCATCGCTGGCTTCGCCCCTGGTAGCAAGGTGCAGGTGACTGCCGAAGAGGGCAAGATCGTGCTGACCCCCATGAGCGACGCTGAAGCCGCTGAAGCCGAAGAGGACGATCTGGATCTCTGATTCATTTCTCATCGTTCACGCCCTGCTTCGGCAGGGCTTTTTCTTTCTCTATCAACATGGGACAACTGCAGGAACAAGCTCGTCAATGGCGAAATGCTTTTGAAGTTAAAAGCGACAATCAAAGAGGGAGTCTTCAGTACAATCTTCAGATTAAATTGATCATCGAAGAATACACGGAAGTCATTGAAGCGTTTGATGCTTTCAAGCAGGGTGATATTTCTACCCACGCCGAACTGCTCAAAGAACTGAGTGATCTTGTTTTCGTCTGCTATCAAGCGGCGGAAAATATGGGCTGGGATCTTGACGAAGCGATGCAGCGTGTTTTTGATAGCAACATGAGCAAGCTTGATGATACGGGCGCCCCAATTAGAAATGAGACAGGAAAAGTGATGAAGGGACCGAACTATCAAAAGCCCAACCTGACAGATCTAGTGCAATGACTCGCTACGTGTTCTCTTTTCCAGCCATTAACGTCTATCACGTTTTTCGAGCTGATTCAAAATATGAAGCCTTTCATCTTTTGATGAATTCTTCGCTTGCCCCCTACTACGGTCAGGCCGTCCTGTTACATCCCCATGACGGACACTGAAGTAGATGCGATCATTGATGCTGTCTGGACCTCAGAGGCGTCTCTGACGGTCAACCTGAGGGCTCTTGTTCGCACTGCTGCCTGCTATGGGTGGCGGTGCGCTCAAGCGGCTCACTGGATCAACAAGCACCGCTCCCAACACGATGGTCAATCCCTTTGAAGAGCAGAGGCGACAGGATCGCCTGGAGTCTTGGTATGAGCAAGACGGGCGCAGCGACAAAAATCACCCTATGCACGCTCTTTACACTGGACTCGCTGGCAAATACATGAACAAGGAGCAAGACAGTGCTTGATTTCGATGATCTTGAGCAACTCTTCCGCGAATACTGGGAGGGTTCTTACCCCAATGCGCCCGCTAACAAGCAATCCGCTGCTTCGCATATTGCGTTTGCTCATTTTGCTCTTCTGAAAGCAAAGGAGGCGAAGAGTGAAGGTTGAGTTTGTTCACTGCACGCCCGACGCCGAGCGCTTAATTGTAAAGATGGCTAGGGTTAGCAACCCGGCGAACGAAGACAATCAAGAGACGGCGCCAAAACTGATTAGATACTTAATCAGTCATAAACATTGGTCGCCGCTGGAAATGTGCTCGATGTGTGTAAAGATCAGCACTGAGCGTGATATAGCAGCGCAGATCTTGCGTCACAGAAGCTTTAGCTTCCAGGAGTTTTCTACTCGTTATGCGCAAACTGCAATCGCAGCAGTTCCAAGGTTTAGAAAACAAGACGATAAAAACCGTCAAAGCAGCCATGACACATTCTCTGACCAGGAGAAGCGAGATCTCGAGTATGCCGCTGCAAGGGTTATCGGAAGTGCATTTGACACCTACGAAGAAATGCTAAAAAGTGGCGTAGCAAAAGAAACTGCTCGCAGAATTTTACCCCTCTGCACCCCAACAACTCTTTATATGCACGGAACGCTGCGCTCGTGGGTGCATTACATCGAACTGCGTCGCGCAAATGGCACGCAGTTAGAGCATCAACAGATTGCGGAAGAGTGCAAGAAGATTTTTATTGAACAGTTTCCACTAATCGGACAGGCAGCTTTTGAGTCATGAGCATTCTCTGTGATCACGAGATCGAGCGTCTGTGCAAAGAGCAGGCAATGATGCTGCCCTACAGATCTGAGCAGCTCAATCCAGCAAGCTATGACGTGCGACTTGGCGATCAGATCATGATCGAATCAGTCGCCACCGATCAACTCATCCTGACGCCGATCTCCGGGTTCACCAAAGAGAATCCTTGGCTGCTGCGAGCAGGACAGTTCTGCCTCGCCTGCACCGAAGAGATCTTCAACATGCCCGAGGATGTGGCCGGACACTTCGCTCTCAAATCAAGCAGGGGGCGTGAAGGCTATTCTCATGCACTCAGTGCATACATCGACCCTGGGTTTCATGGAAGCCGCCTGACGCTTGAACTTCACAACATCAGGCAGATTCACCCGATCCCGCTGTATCCGGGTCTCTTGATTGGGCAGGTTGTATTTCAGCGCATGTCAGATGCTCCGCTTATCAGCTACGCCGTTAAGGGCAACTACAACAACAGCGAAACAGTACGTCAGAGTATTTGGACATAACTAGGCGAGATCATCAATCATTTTTTGATATTTATCAAGCGAGAACTCTGCGCTCATGTTTTTCATCGCCTCCCCTATCGCCCATACCGCCCTGCTGTTATTGAAGGATGCTTGGTGATTGAGGAGTAGCGCAAAGTCAAGCAGTCCCTGATGATCACCCGCCCTAAATAATTCCTTAAGACGTTCACAATTTAATCGCTCTTGGAACTGATCTTCTGGGCGATAGGTTGGGGATGACATCATTCTTCGATGAGTAGTTATGACTGAGCGTAACAAGCCTTATCTAGAAGCGCCATGCAAAGACAACAACTGGAAGTGGCGTGTTTACGGAATCGGGATGGTGTGGGATCATGCACAGGAGTGGCAAGCCAAATGGAAGCTCCACTGCTTACAAGTCTCTCAAGGTATTTCCGACGACGATGGCCCGTGACGCGATTCAGAGCTACCTCAATGAGATAGGGCGATACCCGCTGCTTACAAAAGCACAAGAGGTGATGCTTGGAACGCAAATTCAGGCTTGGATGCTAATAAAAGACAAAGACAGATTGAACTACACAGAAGAAGAGAAAAAAATTGCAAGAGCTGGGGCGAGGGCGAGAGAGAAATTCATTAAGTGCAATTTGAGATTAGTTGTTAACATTGCAAGAAAATACACGAATCGCTGCAGTAGTCTCGATTTGATGGATTTAGTGCAAGAGGGAAATGTTGGGCTGGCGAGAGCCGTAGAAAAATTTGACCCGACTCGCGGATATGCGATGAGTACATACGCCTACTGGTGGATCAGACAGGCGATACAGCGAGCAATGCAGTGCGCCGACTTAACAATTCGACTTCCCATCGGCGTACATGATGCGACATTCAAGATCAACAAAGCTGTTGAGCAACTTACAAAGCAGCTTGGGCGAGAGCCAAGCTTTACTGAAATATCTGAAGCATCTGATTTGTCTATTGATGAAATCAAAAATGCGTTGATGGCACCTAGGGTAAGCTCAAGTCTCGATAAACAGGCGAATGAAAAAGAATCTAGCTCTTTCTTGATTGAATTAATCGCTGATGAGCGAAACTCAAATACGCTCGAAAACGTACATGATCAGTCGCTTGTTGTCGATATTTATACTGCGATAGAAACATATCTCGACGAAATGACAAAGTTCGTCGTTTTAGAGCGCATAAAAGATCCGCCGACCCCTTGGAAAGAAATCTGCGAAATGACAGGGCTCTCTAGGGGAAGACTGCAGAAAATAGAGCAAAACGGTATTAGTCGTTGCGCAATGATCCTGCGCGTCAAAAAAGACCTGAGAGCTTAAAAACTTTCAATAATCCCACACTACTTTGGGGCGCCCTTCTCTAATTCCCGTGTGAATAAATCCTTTTGGCGCACCCTTACCTGTACTATATGCCCAGTTTCTAATACACCATTCTTGCAGCTTGTAAATGTCTGCGCCTTCGATGTACCAATCAACTGCGCCAACACCGGGGACGTTGTAAAGATGTTCTGATCGACTTGCGCCCCCAACAGCGGCATTAGCAGAAGGCGGTCTAAATCCACTCGTAATGATTATCGGTTTATTCCCAAAAGCAGTGCGTGCGCGTTCAAGAAAAGCAGCAAGTTCTGCTGCTGTATCAAGCTGATATTGATGTTGAAATCTGCGTTCTTCTTTGTCCAGCGCAAATTCACCAAGTCTGATGTGCGGGGTGATGCGAGATGAGAAAGGGCTACTGGGGCGCAGCTTGCTGGTCTCTGGGTCGGCGGCAACGGAATCCTTGGCCCATAGCGCCCCTTCGGCCTTACGACGCCTTAGGAGGCCGGCCTCGACGTTGCTGCCGGGGTTGCGATACAGCTCCATCGCTGCAGGCACCTGCCTCCAGTCTTTTTCACGCAAGCGCTTGCTGATTGTTTCAAAGCCAGCACTCCCGTAAAATCCTGCGCCTAAATTGTAAGCAAAACTGATGAGCGCACTTTGTTGATTTGCGCCCATTGCATTCCAAAAAGGAATCGTTGCGCGCAGTTTTTCTGCGATTCGCTCAACCTCAATCTTTAGCAGTTGATCGGCGTCAATGACTGTAATTTTGTCGCCTCGCTGTACTTTGCGCCCATCCGAATAACGGGTTGTTCCATATCCAATCGTCGCAACATCCCAACCGTGCAATGGGTCTGGATAAGCGCTAAGATGACACCCCTCAAACTCTTTAATGAGTTTTATCGCTGAATCATAATTAGCAAAGGCGGACGGTTTTTGCTCGGGCGAAGCACGAAAAAGCTCAAGGAATTCTTTTTGCTGCTCTTTTGTTAGCAGCGCCCAAGCATAATTCCAAGCAGCAATTTGATGCGACTCTGGATGCTGTTTATCAGTCCAGCGTGCGGCAGAAAGGAAGTCGCTCATCGTGATTTACGCTGAGTCCGAATGGCGTTCTTGATCGGATTATAAAGAAGTGCCAGGGCTTCAACCGTGCTATCGGAAACATTCCCTTTATTGAATTTTGCAGCTAAGTAGGAGATTTCAGATTCAACAACAGCAGGGGGCGCACCATTGACAATTGCCACTGGCACTGAAATATCAAGCTTTTCGTAGATCCTGGGAAGCGCTTCTCTGACTGCCTTGTCAAGAGAAATTCTTAACAGAATCTTTGCCAGTTCAACGAGGAGTGCTTTCATTCTCTTGAGAGCATGTCCTCTTCAGGCTACTCAGCGTTTCGGCTTAGCGAGATCAGCGTAGTCAACACTGTCATTAAAACAGTAATTGTTCTGTTGTCTACATCGTTGCAGCCAAAAGGTGTTATGTCAATTCTTGCGCCCTGCTCTGTTCCAACATATTTTGCGTACCACGGCCAAACAGTTGGGAGTGTGTAAAAACGACAGGCACCCCATTGGACAAGTGCAGTTATTGCTATAACCGCAGAAATTGTCATTACTGATCGTTGCAGCCAAGTAGGCATTACTTCCACATGTGACGTGTCTTAAGCTTTAGGTCGTCAACGGTATCTTCTACTTTTTCTACTCTAGTTTCAAGAACCGTAACCCTTTGTCCGATCGCTGTCAATCTTTCAAGAATTAAATCAAGTCGCTGTGGAACGGTAAATGCAATAAACCCAATCCCGCATGTCGCCATTAAAATCAACCCCGCCGCTACCTGCTCTTCTACGCCCTTCCAGTTGAACAGCGTTCGCGGCTTATTCTGGCTGTCCTCTGCCATGGCGCAAAAGCGTTCTCTTGCAGCCTAGCGGCCTTGGCCACGCAGCTTTTTCTTGCCACGACGCTTGGGGCGTGAATTTTGACCGTAGCCCTGACTTGTTGTTTTGGGGCGCCCTGCTTTGTGATCAATGCGTGCAACCCCAGTCTTTGCTTTAGCGACCATTGCTATTTCCTCTTTTTAGATTTACGAGCAATGACAAGCTTGCCATCTTTTTCTTTCACTGTCATTCCGGCTTTTTCCGTTTGCCGCTTCAGTGAATTGTATTTTTGAGCGACTGTTAGTTTTTTGCTTTTTGATTTCATGATGGCGAAGCAAGAAAAAGCCCATGCGTCTTAAAAATTGCGCATGGGCGTGAGATCAGACCTGCAATCAGCCAGCGTTCCAAGGCACACCAGCAGCCTTACTCGGACTGTGCTGTTCGTCGAGCTGGGCTTGCAGTGCCGCCTCGATCTCGGCAACCTTCTCATCGCCACCGAGAGCTTCCTTGACCCAGCCGATCACCAGCTC